GTGGCGGGTGGTGGGCCGGGGCGGAGCCCGGTTGGGCCGTTGGTCCTACCTGACCCTTCCTACCTGTGTAGTGGATCACGCTGTGCGTGTGTGCGCCGGGTGTCGGACCCCTGCTTGTACCACCCTGCGAACCCCCCGAAGGTACACGCGGAATCGGCGGTATTCTGCGGAAAGGGGGTGGTTGTACCCCCATAACCCCCAAAATAGGGGTCAACTTCTATACGGGATATACGTGCGTGGGCTGCGCCACACCCCCCGTATATATATATATATATGTAGTAACATATCTTTTTAAAAGAAGAGGGGTTACAGTAGACACGGGGGGATCTTTCGTTGGCGTGTCGGGGAAGCGGGCATGTCCCCTTCCCGTCCACGAGGGGGCCACGCGTACACTCCGCTGTTGACGGGGTCGACGCCGTGTGGTACGTTCGCCCCTGTCAGGGCGACTACGACCACCGCCCCCGAGCCCGCTGACACGCGCGGCGGCGGGGGGCGTGAACAGGAGGACTTATGGGCTACTCGGATGGATACCCGTCGTTCGGCCGGCCGCCGGGGCGGGAGCGCGGGATCGGGCTGCCGATGAAGGCGGGCGCGGGCGTCGGCATGATGCTGGAGACGATGGCGCCGTCCGACCCGGAGAGGGAGTGAGCTGTTTGGGTTCGGGTCTGGATTTGGATAAGAACGGCCGGCCGGCGCCGTCGGAGAGGAACTGGCGGCGGCTGCTCGCCGGTGACCCGATCCTGTCGACGCTGCGGATGAATCTGCGCAGGTCGGTGATCGAGTGGTCGGGTGATCTGCCGAAGTGGCGGACCGCGATCAGGACGCATGATCTGCGGGATTCGGATTTCCAGGAGGTGCGCGCCTACCTGGAGATCGAGCATGATTTCCGGGCGGGTTCGCCCGCGAACGTGGCTGATCATTTGAAGCCGGCGGCGGAGCGCAGGGCGTACGACCCCGTCCGCGAGTACGTGGAGGGGCTGCCCGTCTGGGATGGTGTTGAGCGGGCCGAGACGTGTCTGCCCGGTATGAGCCCTGAGGACGCGGAGGGCCGACGCTGCCTTCATCTGGCGTTGACGGGGGCTGTCAAGCGGGCCCTCGACCCGGGCTGCGAGTTCGATCACATGGTGATTCTGGTCGGCGACCAGGGCGTCGGTAAGACGAGGTCCGTCCGCCGGCTGTTCCGCGGCTGGGTCACGCCGCTCGGCCGGTTCGATAACAAGGACGACGAGATCCGTTACGCCCGCGCGTGGTGCGTGATGGATGACGAGCGCGTCGCTTCGCTGGCCGCGGGGTCGCGGGGCGCGGAGCAGTACAAGGACTGGTTGACGCACACGTTCTTCCAGGGGCGCGGCGCCTACGAGCGGGTGACGCAGGAGTGGCCTCGCGCGTACGTGGTGTGGGGTGCGACGAACGACCCGTCGTTCCTGCGGGCGCAGGAGGGTAACCGCCGGTATCTGCCCGTCCGGTTGGGCGCGTCCTCGACGGAGGAGATCGACAGGCTGGACGATCCCGTGTTCGTCGCCCAGGTCTGGGCCGAGGCGAAGCACTGGTACGAGCGGGGCGACCGCACGTACATTGACCGTGACACGGAGCTGCCCGCGCACCAGCGGTATCTGGACTCGTTCCTCGATGACGGGGATGATGATCTGCTGTCCAGGCTGCGTCAGTTCCTTTTGACGCCGGTGCCCGCGGGATGGGATCAGTGGTCTTTGGGCCGGCAGGTCGAGTGGTGGCAGTCGCATGAGGATGCGGGGTCGTTTGCTGCCGGCGCGGCCGCGGTCGGCTCGTCGGAGGAGGTGTCCGTGGCGGGCGATCCGCCGTCCCGGTTCGACTACCCGGGGGGCCTGTCCGGCCCTGACCGGGTGTATTTGGCGCAGCTCATGGCGCTGCTGGCCCCGGACGTGCGGGTCTCCCAGAGGGAGTCGGTCAGGTTCATGCTGGGCCGTGAGCTGAGGCAGCTCGGCTGGGTGCGCAGGTCCGTGCGTTTCGCGGGCGCCGTTCGTAAGGGCTATCGTCCCGGCCCGGGATGGGGCGAGTATGTTAACGAGCAGAGGGAGGCTGGTCTGCTGTGACCGAGAACGAGAACGAGAACACTGTCCCGGCCGGGACGATTGATGGTTTGAGGCCCGGCGGCCTGGCGGGGGCTGACGGCGACCGGTGGCTGCGGACCCTGCTGGGGGCGGCGCTGGGTTCTTCCGAGGAGTTGGATCGTGCCCGCCGGGAGGGTGCCGTGTCCGAGGAGTACGCTGAGGGTCTTGCGGGGAGGTTCGCCGCCGCGGCCGTGACCGTGGAGGACGTGTACGTGCTGTGCGTCCTGTACGGGTTCTCGTTGAGCGCGGTGCTGCCGGTCGCCCCTCTGGCGGGCGGCGCCGGGCGTGACGACGAGGAGGCCTCGCTGTGAGGGATGACATTGAGCGGGCTATTCTGAGGAACGAGGGGCGGCCTAACACGGAGCGTCTGTCGAACAGGGCGCTCGCCGCCGAGGTGGGTTGTAATGAGTCGTCTGTGCGTCGGGCCCGTCAGCGGATGATCGTGTCCGGGCGGATTAAGAACGACTGGTCGTTCGACCCGTTCTTCGGTTTGCCGGCGTCGGCGATTGCGCGGCGCGGGCGGACGGTCCGTTTGGAGGATGGTTCGTATGAGAAGGTGACGTACAAGCCCGGGGCGGTTGAGGCGATGGCTGCGAACCGTCTCGGCTATGAGGAGGTTGAGCGTGTGCTTGACCGTGTCGCGTCGCCGGCGTTCACGCCGAGGCCCGGGCCCGTCGACCCTGCTGCCCCGCGTACCAGGGTGGTTTGCCTGTCCGATTTCCAGGTCGGTAAGGTGGATTACCGGGGTGGCACGCCTGAGCTGGTCGGCCGGGTGCATTGCGTGCTGCAGCGTATCGCCGCTGACCTGGCCGAGCGGGGCGGTGTTGAGGAGCTGATCGTCGCTGATTGCGGCGACGTGTGCGAGGGGTTCTGGAATGTTGCCTCGCAGGCGCAGACGAACGACTTGTCTTTGACGGATCAGATTCGTACGGCGCAGCGGCTGCTGGCGGAGGCGATTCGTCTTCTGGCTCCTTTGTGTCGGCGGCTGCTGTTCGTGTCTGTGCCGTCGAATCATTGCCAGGTGCGTGTGAAGGCGGGTAAGGGTATGCGGGCTAACGCCCCGGATGATGATTTCGGCCTGCTGATCGCTGACACGTTGCAGGCGATCTGCGAGGGCCGTGATGGTTTAGCGCATGTGCGGTTCGTTCGCCCGGAGAAGTGGGAGGAGGCTCTGACTGTCGTGACGGCGGATGGTACGGGTGTTGGTTTCTGTCATGGGCATACGGCCGGGTCTGAGTCGAACGTGCCGCGTTGGTTCGCTGAGATGGCGTTCGGCCACCGGTCGGGTTTGCATGATGCTCGGGTTCTGGTGCATGGGCATTGGCATCATGCGAAGTTCTTGACGGTGGGCGATGGCCGTGAGGTTGTGGGGTGTCCCACGATGGATAGTGGTTCTAGCTGGTTCGCGAACGCGTCGGGCCAGTCGGAGGAGCCGGCGGTGTTGACGTTCGGTGTGGTGGCCGGCCATGTGGAGGGTTGGCGGCTGTGGCGTGCTGAGCCTGTGTGAGCGTCTCTGACGGCTTGAACGGCGGCTGGTGGTACCAGGGTACTGCCGGCCGCCGTTCGTTCGTTCTAGTACGGCTGTGAGCGGTGATTTGACCCCCTTCCTGCCTGGGTGGTGGGAGTCCTTGTTCGGGCGCCCCCGTGCCCCGTCCGGGTTGGGCCTTGCTGAGGGGTCCTGTGTCGGGCTCTGGCGGCTTTTCGGGCTGGTCCCTTACTCTGGTACTGGGGTCGCCTCGTTAGGCCGTTCCCGTCGGTGTGGCGCGCTTCCTGGGGCGTGTTGTGCGGCGGCCCTGGCACGTGGTATTGTGCGGGGCGTCGACCGATCATGACGAGCCGGCCCTGACGGGGGTCGGCAGAAGGAGAGGCTTATTGTGTTTGGTGACGCTGATCCCCGTGTCGGGTACGCGTGGGTTCCGAAGACCGGGGAGCACGACGAGGAGTATCTGCTGCGGCAGCTGTGGGCGCGGGGAAGGGCGGTCGGGGTCCGGTGGTGATGGCCGAGGTTGCTGACGCTATGCTGCGTGCCGCCGCGGGGTCTATGTACTCGCCTCGTACCGTGCGGAAGCATAAGGCTGCCGCTGAGTCTGCGGGTGAGTTGCGTGGGCCGGCGACTATCCCCGTCGGATGACTTGTAGGGAACTGACAAAAGGAGACGCTGTTGTGTTGAGTGTAGCTGACGTGTGCGCGGGGACCGGGTCCTTGTCCGCTGCCGTCGCCGCCGAGTTGGGCGGCCGTGTGGTGTCCGTGTCCGACACGAGCGGGGTAGCGCGTCGTGTTCTCGCCGCCCGGTATCCGGAGGCCGCCGTGTGCGGGGACGCGTTGTCGCAGGATCTGTCTCGTGCGGATGCTGTTGTTGTGGGTGCGCCGTGTCAGGATTTGTCGGGGGCCGGCCTGCGTAAGGGTGCGGTTCCCGGGTCGGGGACCAGGTCTGCGTTGATCTGGCCTATCCTCGAGCGGGCTGTTGCGGTTGACGCGGTTAGCCTGGTTGTGGCTGAGAACGTGTCCGGGGGGCGTGCGGTTTATGCTGACGTTGCCCGGTGGCTGCGGCGTCGTGGCTTCTCCGCTACGCTGGTGCTGGTGTCGGCCGCGGATGCGGGAGCCCCTCATTTGCGTCGACGTGTCTTCGTGGTCGCTGAGCGGTGCGGCGGTCTGTTGCGTGACGTGGCCCGTCGGCCGGCGCGTCGGGTTTCTCATCCGCGGTGTCTTCTGCCCACTGTGACGGCTTCCGCGCATACGGGTCCTTCCCGCTCCGGGAGGCGCGGGGGTCCTAATCTGCAGACTGCTGTTGCCGAGGGTATGCATCGTGCGGTGGGCGGTTCGCTTGACCGGTGGGCCGTGTTGACGGGGCGGCCGGTGTGCGCGGCCGTGGATTCTGCGGGTCGCCTGTCCGCGGGCTTCTGCGAGTGGATGATGGGGATCCCTCCTTGTCCCGGGCTGTCAAGGGCGGCTAGGATTCGGCTGGCGGGTAATGCTGTTGTCCCGTTGCAGGTCCGGCTTGCTCTCCGGCTTGCTGCGAAGGAACTGATGGGGCGGGGGAAGGAGACGTCGTGACTGTTGACCGTCAGTATGAGATGCTGCTGAGGCGGGTGCGCCATGGCGGCGTGGACCGTGAGGATCGGACGGGCGTGGGGACACGCGGAACGTTCGGTGAACGGCTCAGGTATGACCTGACAAAAGGATTCCCCAGGATCACGTCGAAGTACGTGGCTATGAAGCCTGTGAAGGCGGAGCTGCTGTGGTTCTTGTCAGGACAAACTAACGTTCGCCCTTTGCAGGAGCGGGGCGCTCACATTTGGGACGGGTGGGCCGACGTAGATGGGGAGCTGGGGCCCGTGTATGGGTCGCAGTGGCGGTCCTGGCCTGACTACGACGGCGGTTCGATCGACCAGATCAGCCGGCTCGTCGAGTCCCTCGGGGTGGACCCGTTCTCTCGTCGGCATATTGTGTCCGCGTGGAACGTGGGCGCTATCAAGGACATGGCGTTGCCGCCGTGCCACGTGTTCTTCCAATGCTACGTGCAGGGCGAGTGGCTGAGCTTGCAGGTGTATCAGCGCAGCGCCGATCTCTTCCTCGGGGTGCCCTTCAACATCGCCTCCTACGCGCTGCTGACCCACATGCTCGCTCAGCAGACGGGGCATGTGGCGAAGGAGTTGATCTGGCTGGGCGGCGACGTGCACATCTACCATAGCCATTTCGGGCAGGTGGATGTGCAGTTGCGTCAGCCGGTGATGGAGTTCCCCCGTCTCCGTCTCCGCAGGGCGGCGGATATGTTCTCTTACACGATGGGGGATATTGACGCGTCGGAGGGTTACGTGCATGGGCCGACGTTGCGGGCGCCGGTCGCTGTCTGAGCCAGTACCCCTACCCGCCTGGGTAGTGGGAAACCTACAAAATTGGAAGGGGGTGCCTGTTTGGGATGAGGGCTATTTGGGCGCAGGATCTGGGCCGTGTGATGGGCTGCGTTGATGGGTCTATCCCGTGGCGCGTGCCCGCCGATCTGCGGCACTTCAAGAAGCTGACTCGCGGTGGGACTGTGGTGATGGGCCGGCGTACGGCGGACACGTTGGGGCGGCCGCTGCCTGGCAGGCGGAACGTGGTTGTCACCTCGGCCGGCACGTACCGTCCTGGGTGGACCGTGCTGTCTGAGCCGCCCATGGTGCGCACGCTGGCCGGGTATGACCCGTCCGCTACCTGGTGTATTGGCGGGGCTGTGCTGCTGTCCTGGTATCTGCGTGAGGGTTGGGTTGACGACGTCGTTGTGACAGTGGTCGAGTTGGACACGCCTCCTGGTACTGGCGGCGGCGTCGTGTATGCCCCTGATCTGACGCATCAGCGGTTGCGTGGCGCTCGTCTGGGGCCGTGGCATGCTCGGTCTGGTGACGCGCGGTGGGGGGTGGTGACCGCACAACTCCAATAGTGTGACGTAGTGCACGGCCCCTGGGCTTGACGGCCTGGGGGCCGTCGCCTACATTAGGGCACGTCAGATGAGTCCAGGACCTCAGAAAGGAAGTCCACCATGTACCGTTACACCACCGTTCAGGACGCTGTGGAGCAGGAGATCAAGCCGGCCCTGCAGCCGTACGCCGACGACTTCGACCTGGACCGTATGGTCGATTTCGTTGTTCAGCCGGACGGGGGCAAGTTCACTGTCGTCCAGGGTGAGGCTTTCTGGGAGGCCGCCCGCCGGTCTGTGAAGGGGCAGGCATTCGACGACGCCGACGCTAACGAGACCACCCTGTTCTGAACCGAACAGTTTTGTAGGAAAGGAACAAGAACGTGGGGTCGAGGGTTATCCGGGCCGGGCTCGGTGACACTGTCTACGCCTACCGGGGTGACTGCGTCATCTTCACCGGGCCGGCCACCGTGACAGAGGCCGTAACCGCCCGGCTTGCATAACCCCGCCCGCCCGGCTATCATCACACCTGAAAACAGAACAGGGCTCACCAGAAAGGATCCGAACCATGAGCCGTACGACCACCGCCTACCAGACCAGGGACGCTTTCGCCGACCGTGCCCGCCGGGCCGCCCGCCACTACGTCGCTGAGACGCTCGCCGATCTGGCCGACGACTTCGACTACACTGACGTTGACGAGGTCACCACCGACCGCCGTCCCATCCGCATCCACTGATCATCGAGAAGGAGACCCTATCATGCGACTGACCGCTTATAAGATTCTGCTGCTGGTGACGGCTTCCATTGCGACGCTCGCCGCCCTCACTTCCACCGTGCTCGGCCTTGCAGCCGGCGAGCTGCCGATGACTACCGTCATGGTCGAGTGGTCCGTGGCTGTCGCCCTGTGGCTCGGCTGGGGGGCACTCCCCAACAGCGGCCGCCGGTCCGGGAAGCGCCGCAAGTGACCTCGCTCGGCGTTGGCCTGTTCGTCGTCGCTGTCATCCTGATCGTCGCCTTCACCGGCGACGGCACCAGCAAGTAACCACCATCCGACCTCGCACTTGAGGGGAACCTTATGACTTCGATCAACTCACCTTACGCCCGCGCCGCCGAGTGGCTGCGCTGGCACGATTCAGCCTCCGCTGAGACGCTCGCCGTTCACTGGGGCATCACCGGTATGGAGGCTAAGCGCATCCTCGTCGGGGCGTCCGCGCTCGGCCTCGTGTGGTCCGCCCCGGACTCGACCGTCTGGCACGCGTCCGCAAAGTGACAAGGGGGGAGAAGAAGAACATGACCGTCGCTACGAACCACGCGGAGGAGCTGTCAAGCGCTCAGCTGTACATGCCCCGACCCACCGCTACCGACTGCACCGCGGCTATGACTATCTTGCACTGGCACACCAGTGCTGCTGACGTATGGGCATACGTGTCCAAGACCGGCCAGTCGACCATGTGGACAGCCATCGGTGTCGTCGGCTACGAGCGGCCCGCGTACACGCACGGCCCGGGTACGGCCGCGTGCGCGTATGAGCTGTCACGTCGCCTGCATCTGCTGAACCAGACGCCTGCCCGGGACCCGAACGTTGCCGGCTTCCTCACCAGCCTTGAGCGGGCCTCCCGCTGGGACGCGTCAACCACCGAGTACGAGGACCATCTCGACGACGCACGCTCCTACCTGGCGGACGTGATCCGCGACCGGGGCGTGTCCGTGTCTGATGTGACGGGCTGGTGACCGTGGCTGCGCAGAAGGAGTTCGAGTGCGGGGGTTGCGGCCGGCGGGGTATCCCGTCGCACGGTGAGCGTACCTGCCACTGTGCGGGCTGCCACCGGTCATTCCAGGGGCAGGGCGCTTTCGACCGGCATCGCCGGCTGGGCCGTTGCGTGTTGGACGGCGAGTGGTGGTCGCAGGACCATGATGGCATTTGGCATTGGCTGCCGGGCGAGTACCGGTCGGCGGAGCAGTGGCTGGCCCTGGCTAAGGCCAAAGCCGAGAAGGCTAGGCTTGCTGCCGCCGAGCGGTTTGGCTGCGGCCGGAAGAAGAGGAAGGAGGGGAGAACAGATGAGTGCTGAGTCGGATTTCGAGAACACTGTTAAGATCTGCGAGTTCTATGCCGACCCGTGTGAGGATTTCGAGGTTGATCTGGAGAATTGCATCGTTTTCATGGGCGCCCGTGAGATCACCCCTGTGCGGGAGAATGGGCGTTTGGTGGACTACCTTGTGATTGATCCTGATGGCGTTTCTTATCGGGTGGATGATTTGGATGAGTATTTCCAGAGGGTACTCGGTTGGGAGGACCGCTGATGGATTACGACCCGTGGGGGGTGTTGAATATTTTCATCGAGTCGTTCCAGCCGTTGAAGGAGTTGGATGGGTTCCAGGTCGACTCCTGCGTCGCCTGCGCGGCCCCTACGGCCTCGCACCCCGGGGCGGGCGGCGTCGACTTGATCGAGCCGTAGGGCTCTCGTGAAGCGGGCCTTGCGCCGGGCGTCGCCTGTTAGCGGGGTACTGTTCGTGGTTTTCTACTACATGGGGCGGGGCCTCCTTTGGCGGCTCGGCCAGTTGGCGGCACGGCTGTTGTGGAACCACCACAACCACACAATGTGACAGAGGACACTCCCCCGGGGCTTGACTAGAGTAAGGCCCCGGGGGCACTCTTATACCGACAACAGAACAACAACCCAACCAACCAGGAAGGAAAGAGCAGATGGGAACCAACGGAGCCGCCAAGGTCATCACCGGAGCCGCCGCCCTCGCCATCGTCTTCGGGGTCGCAGCCGCCCCCGCCGCCGGCGCCGCCACCACGGGCAGCATCACCGCGAAGGCCGGCATCCTCTCCACCACCACGATGCGCGTCTGCGATGCCCGCATGGTCGGCCCTCGCCAGGACGGCGCCGACGGCGGAGCCCGCTGCGGGATGAGGAACCACAGCGACAAGGACGACGCCGTTCGCGTGCACGGAGGCGACGTCAACACCCGCGAGTCCCGCATCACCTCCTGGACCCACTTCTACATGCCCGCCTTCGAGGAGGGCCAGAACGGCTGGATTGTCGGAGCCGTCGACGCTGCCGACATGGAAGCCACTGCCTGAGCACCCACCTACCCGACTACAAGGAGACCTGAAAATGACTGCCATTCGCCGTGCTGACGACCCCGCCCTTGAGACCCTTGAATTCGGAGTCATCTACCGGGTTCATGCCCCCCGCACAGGCGACCCCTGGACCCTCTATGAGACGGGTGACGATTGCAATGTCGATTCCGTTGAGCCGTTGGACGTCCCTGATGGGTGGGGCGGCTCCTGCGAGTACTCGATGGCCGACGTTTACATCTGGCCTCGCCTTGCCCGCCTCGCCAGGGACGCCTACCGCGCCAACGCCGTCCTCGAGGTCGCTTTCGTTCCTGTCGAGGATGAGGAGGCGGACGCCGACTCGTACGCGCTGCTGTATCGCTCCGCCTTGCCCTACTGATCCGACCAACCGACCTACTCATTGAAAGGCTCTCAACCATGGAGAACACCATCGTCGCCCAGGACCGCATCGTCAAGGTCCGCTATCTCCTGCGGCTGCTCCCCCACCTGCAGGCCACCATGAGAATCGCTTGCGGGAAGGCCGCTCTCTCTCACGGAACCCTGGAGGTTCCACCGGCGATCATCCTCCGCCACTCGGACGGCACCAGCAGCCTCGTCTCCCTCGACAGTGACGACTTCGTGTGGAAGGCCGCCGACGGGGAGCTCCGCCTCCCCCTGAGTGCGGAGTACCGCGAGTACGTGTCCTACGCTCGCACGATCGCCGAGGAGTCGTGATGGCTGCCAGGAGACTCGCGTCCCCCGAGGTCGCCTCCCAGGAAATCGTCGACATGGTTACCGGGGAGTGGCCGGAGCTCAGTCTTATGCAGATCGCCGGACGTGTCACCCGCGGGGACCAGGGCGCCGACAAGGCCATTGAAACTTGCATTGTCGACGCCGACGGTTTCCTCCTCATAGACACCATCATCACCGGTACGTACTGCGTCTTCATGGACGCCCAGGGGAAGAAACTTGTAGCCCGCGAGACGACGTGGTCCGCCGCTGACGTCGTCGCCTCCTATCTCAACAACATTGGAGAGACCTTCAATGACTGACCTTCAGCTTGCACTTGAGAACAACGACTGGTCGTACACGCTCCTCACGATTGAGCGCCCTCATCCGGACGGCCGCCATGACATGGCTCGCATCATTCTCGCCGTCCCCGCGAAAGGCCTCCCTGGAATGATTGACATCACCAAGGAGGTGGCTGAGCTGAATGGCCTCGGCTTGGTCGGCGGGGGCGACGTCCTCTACCCGATCGACCGGAACGGGGACACGCTCGGCAGGCTCATCACGGACGCGCTCGTCAAGGTGGACGAGGACCCGAAAGCGGCCTCGCTGAGGGCTGCCACACGGAGGCGAGTGCTCCTGTGACACAGTGGATCATTGACCTGCTCGACCAGCACCCGACCATCCGGCAGGAGCCCGGCTACTACGTCGACTGGGTACACGGTGTCCTTGTCTTCGGCGACTACCGTGTCGCCCCAACGGGCGACCATTACACCGTGTACTCGTTCGGCGCCTCGCCCCAGACAGTGGACGACGTGGCCTCCTGGGCAGACCACGCGCTGTGATCTAGACGGCCCAGGTGGGGTGTTGACGTAAGCCCCTCCCACCTGGGTACACTCATACCCGAAAAGAACAACCCACTCCGAAAGGAGCCGATCATGGCCCGCTCAACTTTCCGTCATGCTGCCCCCGCCCAGCGGAAGGCTCTCAAGCCCTTGTTCGACGCTGTCGCCGGCTTCGTCTTCTCCGCCTGCATGGTCGCCGGCCTCGCAATGCTGGTGCTCGGCGCCGCCGTCTGGGTGGTTGCGTATGCCTGAGCCGACCGCATATCAGAAACGGGAGCTCGCCCACCTCAAGGAGGCCGGCGGTACAGGGCTGCTGGCACATTCCGTAGGCACCGGCAAAACATACACGTCCATCTGGTCTGCCCTCGACGGCCCTCACGACCGCGTGCTGATAGTCGCCCCGCTCCGCACCCTCCCCGGCTGGCAGCGCTCTGTGCAGGAGCTGGCCGGCGTGGACCTGCAGGTGATCCGCACGTCCACCAAGGCTGGCAAGGCCGCCTACGAGGCCGCCTCCGGGGGTGACCCCGGCTGGTACTGGGTCAACTGGGAAGCACTCGTTGCCCTCAATAAGGAGAAGCGGTACGACGGCTTCAAGAAGAAAGCGGTCTACAAAGCTATTGCTAGGCCGTTCTTCGGGAAGCACTTCGACGCCGTCATTGCAGACGAGGCCCATCGCGCAGCCAACTGGCACACGCTCAACTCACAGGTGCTGTGCCGGCTGCGCGCTGACCGGCGCCTCGCCTTGTCCGCCACGCCGGCTGGCAACAGACCTGTCAACATTTATGGGGTGCTCAGGTTCCTCTGGCCCGACAAGTATCCGGCCTTCAGTCGCTTTGCCGACCAGCACTTCAACTCCGAGTACAACCCATGGTCGACCTCGGGCAGGGGCGTTATCTACCTAGGCGAGAAGCAACCCGGACGTGTCGCCGAGGAGGCCCCCTGCTGGTCAGTCGCCACCGCCGAGGAGGCCTACGGGGAGCTTCCCACCGCCTCCGTGGAGCACGTGCAGTGCAAGCTCACCAGACAGCAGTGGGCCCAGTACAAGTCATGGAAGGACGACGCGCTCGCATGGTTGGGCGACCACCCTGTCGCCGTTGATATGCCGGCCACGCTGGACATGCGTCTCCGCCAGGCCACCCTCGGGGAGTGCACAGTCGAGGTGACAGAGGACGGCGAGCCGAGGGTCACCTACGCTGCGGACTGCAAGAGCTCAAAGCTGGACGCGCTGATCGACATTCTTGAGGATCTCCCCGGAGAGGAGAAGGTGGTTGTCTATTGCCACAGTCGGCGGTTCATGACCCCGCTGCTGGCCCGGTTGAAGAAGGCCGGTGTCAGCGCCGTCGAGGTGTCTGGAGCTGTGTGCGACCAGTGGCAGCAGTTCCTCTCCCCCGCCGGTCCCCGTGTCCTGTGCGCCGTCATCCCCGCCATCGCCGAGGGCGTCGACGGGCTGCAGAAGGTGTGTCACACAGAGGTGTGGCTGTCGTGGGACAACAGCGTGATCATGAACCAGCAGGCGATCGGCCGGCTGCATCGGAAGGGGCAGACGCGCCGTGTGCAGCGGTACGTGTTGGAGGCGCCTGACACTGTGGACGTGCAGGCGGTGGCCCCGAGGCTGCGGGAGAAATACAGGTCTCTCGCAGACTCTGGGCTCATCTGAGGGCCTTTCAGCAGTACCCCCTACCTGGTACTCGGGGAGGGGGTACTCGCCTGTCTACGGGGTGCAGTGCGGTCAGTCGGCAAGCCAAACACACACACACACACACACACCCACTGTGACGAAGGGCACTTGCCTAGGGCTTGACCGCGCACCACCAGCCCAGTAACTTAAGACATGACAACAGAACAACACCTTCGACCGAAAGGAACCGATCAAAATGACCACCGGAAAGTTCACCGCCCGCCTCGCCACCATCTGCTACATCTGGGTCGCCGTCTCAATCTTCGGCTTCGTTGCCGGCAGCGGCTCAACCCTCGGGGCCGCCGGACTGGTCGTCGGACTCCCCCTGGCCGTCGCCCTCACCCGGTCCTCCAACAAGGCCAAGGCCCGCGTCAAGGCCCAGGCCCAGACCGCGGCCCAGCAGGCCGCCCAGATGCAGGCCATGCAGCAGCAGATGGCCGCCATGCAGGCCCAGCTCAACAGCCACTGAACCGACCGACCAACCCGCGGGCAACACTGAAAGGACCCAGAACAATGGCAACCTCAATCCACGACATCGCCCGGAACATCTCCAACCGGGCCGGCCTCCTCACCCGAGTCCGCACCACCAACAGCCCCCGCCCCGACGGAACCAACGAGACCCTCAACAGCCTCGAGATTGAGAACAAGGGGCGCATCCTAGACACGAAAGCTGGCTTCATAGCCATCCACCCGGCCAGCCAGCGGGTCATCCGCATCGCCGACAGCGACGCCCCCGCAGACGCCATCGCCGAGCAGGCCCTCCGCACCCTCGGAGCCGCCTCATGACAGACCGGGACGTCACCAGGACCGAATGGCCGCCGCCGGCCCACGCCACCTATATCGAGATCCTTGTAGGCGACTACCTGGACGACCGCGGCGACGTCGCCTACCTGTGGGCCCCCGCAGCCCGACAGGCCGACGGTTCCTACTACGTAGCAGTCGCCTGGTCGCCCGACGTCAAAGCGCTCCGGCCTATCGACCTGGTCTTCGGCCCCGACGAGGAAGGCTGCGCCTGGCGGGAGATCACGCCGGCACAGTTCGCCAGACGGTTCACCCACGCGGGCGCAGGCCGGATCAGCATCCCGCCGCACACAGTACGAGCCGGCGACCTCGTCGACGTGGGGGACGGCAAAGAGCACGCAATCGTGGATAACATACAGACAACCGCACTCGGTAGCGACAGGTCGCAGGGGTACACTCTCCTCGACTCAGACGGAAACGGCGCCTACGTGCCCCGCAACAGCACCGTCACCCTCATCAGAAACTAAACGAAAGGGCCACCAACATGACTCTCAAGCTCACACCCGCCCGCGACGTCGACCAGGACACCACCCTCGACGAGCTCTGGGGCCGCAGCCTCGTCATCCTTACCTCCTCCCGGACCGGCAAGACGAAGACGCGTCACCTTGACTTCCCCCGCAAGGACGACAGCAAGCGGGCCTACGTCGAGGGCGCGGCCATGTCCTTCCTCCTGTCCACCTACCTGGACGACAACTCCGCCCGCGTCTACGAGATCCACTGACACGAACATGATCCTCTCATCCGCCACACTCCGACAGCTTATAAATAAGGGGGAGCTGATAGTCGATGGGCCCCAACCGATCAACGTCCAGCCTGCCTCAATCGAGATGCACCTCGGAAATCGAGTGGTGCGAAGAATCGGACGAGCCGACCAAGCCGCGGAAGACTACAAGGGCGGCGCGCCCATCAGCATCCGCCCGGGGGAACTCATTCTTGCTTCCACTCAAGAGACGGTCCGTATCCCCGCAACGCTGGTTGGGCAGGTAGAAGGCAAGTCCTCCTGGGCCCGCCGCGGGCTCCTCGTGCACGTAACCGCAGGGTTCATCGACCCTGGCTTCCATGGCACCATCACCCTTGAAATCGTCAACCTGTCGTCAGTCGCCATCTACCCCCGGGTCGGCCAACGCATCGCGCAACTCGCCGCCCACCAACTTGACAGCGAACCCGAACACCTGTATGGTAGCCCAGAACTCGGGTCCCACTACCAGGGGCAGACCACCACAACAGAAGGAGCACCAATAGAATGAGAGACGCCATCGTCGTCCACAGCCAGGCAGGCGTGGACGCCATCCCCCGGCACCAACGAGCCGACGTCGACCTCATCGTCGAGGACGCCACCGAGCAGGTAATCGCCGGAAGCGACTTCGCCTCCGTCGAATACATCAATTCCAAGGGTCTCACTGCCAACGCCAACGTCCTCGTCGAGGGGGCGGAATCCTTCGTCGTCGCCCGGGGAGGCGCCAACGTTGTTGTCACCGGACGAGCCACGGTCGAGATGAACCAGGTGCGCGGCTACAGCAGGCCGTCCACCGTGTACGCGGTGGACCTGTCCACCGTCCTCGTTACCTCAGACCTAGCCACGCGGTATGTTGGTACCGTTGAGGCCTACGACAACGCCTTCGTCCACGTGGACGCGCAGGCCGACATACGCGCCTACGACCAGGCACTCGTCCGCAACGCATCCGACTTCGCCAACGTCCAGCTCTACGGCAACGCACGGTCCAGCTTCTACGGGGACACGGTCCTCGCCGAGGACGCCGGTCAACGGCTCCAAGAATACGGACTTGCTGACGACGCGGAAGGCAACGTCGCCATGTACACGCTCGACTCCCCCGACACCGGGGAAGTCCTCTACCCGCCCGCCGTCGTGTACCCCACACCGGCCCTCGCCTGGGTCGCACACGTTAGTAGCCTAGCTGACCCGGCTCCTACCATCCACAAGGTCGCCGTCCCCTACATGTCGCTCGGCTACGACAAGGACGAGGACCAGTTCCGGTCGCTTGCGTCTCTCGAGCTCGGCGAGGAGGTGGACCTGTGAGCGCACGCTATGACGTCTGGTACGACCGCCGCACTGACCAGCACAGGACATTCCGCACCATCACCGCCGCCGTCGCCGAGGCCGTACGAGGCCCCTACCTAATCACCGAGCGTGTACCCATCGGCGACCCGAGGATCATGCTGATCGAAGACCTCGCCAACGGGCGGATCGCCTGCGACGGGGAAACCCGGGAACAGTGCATCGAGGCTGTGAAGGAGGCGAAAACCTTTGATTTCTACCGCGGCCGCTGCGAAGGCCCAGCGGATCCTGATCGAGAAGCCAAGGAAGAGTAGACCCGGCCCGTCTGGCCTCGGCGAAGTCTGCCAACGGTGCCTCGCCGAAAAAATGCTGGGCGTCCACGACGACAACCGGGACGGGACGCCGATCGCTCCACTGCTTGGCACCGCTTTCCACGCGTACGCTGAGCAGAAGGAGCGCGACGCTGACCGGGCCGACAAGGTCCTCGTTGAGCACTGGATTACCCTCCCAGGGCTGGACGACCAGTGGGGTGACATTCGCGGCGTCGTCGACCGGTTCGACGTCGAAGAAGCCCATGTCCTCGACTGGAAAGTGCTAGGCAGGAAAAAGATCCATGGCTTCCGGACCGCCTACCTCGGCCCCGGTGGGGCGACCAAGCCCAACCGGTACGCCACTGCACTGCAGCAGTACTGGGTGCAGCTGCAGATCTACGGGCTCGGCATGGAACGTCAAGGCTACGAGGTTCGACACCTGTCGCTGCTCCTCATCCCGAGGGATGCCACCACTGAGACCGTCGAGGGTAACATGGTCGAGCTTGAGTTCGACTACAGCCGCGACGTCGCGACGGCCGCCCTTGACCGGGCCGCTAGCCTCCTGAAGTGGGCGCGCGAGCACCCGGATGATCTCGCGGCACTTGACAGCGACCCGGAATGCTACTACTGTAAGTTCAAGCGGGTCCGCGCCGCTGGCCTGTTCGGATGACCACAAATACTGAGAGGAAATGAACGCATGCCCGATTTCAACCAGATGTTCGCCGACGCGGGCGTACGCGTCGTCAAGCCCGAGACCATGACCGACTTCAGCCTCCTGCTGTTCGGCATGGCCGGCTCCGGCAAGTCTTCGCTCGCCGCCACCGCCTCCAAGGTCGACGCCCTGTCGCCCGTCCTCTACATCGACTTCGAGGGCGGCACGCTGCCCCTCGTCGAGCACGGTGACACGTCTCGGATCACCATTGTTCACTGCAACGACTGGACCGACTTTGAGAACGTCTCTAAGAAGGTCATCCTCCCCGCGCTGAGGAAGAAGGACTTCCCCTTCAAGACTGTCGTTATCGACACAGTAGACCTCATGCAGGAGCTCATCGTCCGCCACTACGGGGAAACCAACGGCGGGGACGGATACGCGAAATGGGCCGCCGCCTACGAGCAGCCCGTGTCGATCCTCGCCAGGTTGTTCAACTACCCGGGCCTGTCTGTCGTCGCGATCACGCACGCCACGAGGGAGCAGGACCAGGTCACAGGTGCCACCCTTATCTCCCCCACATTCGAGGGCCGCAAGTCGCTGACGCGCCTTCCCTCCTTGTTCGACTTCGTCGGCTATCTCGCCTGGACCGAGGTCGAGAAAGGTAAGAACGTGCCAGTTCTCTACCTGCAGCAGCCCGGCATCGTTACCAAAAAAAAGCTCGCTTCCATCCCGGCCGCCATCGGTAACCCGACCCTCGGCAAGTTGCACGGCTTCATCACCGACGCCATCAAGGGCCGCAAGTGAGAGCTGTTCTCTTCCAGTCCGTACGGGACACGGTCGGTCGGTCCGTCGAGCTGACCGGCCGCGACCTGGTCGACCTGTGCGAGAACCCCATTGTCGGGGGCAAGGACGCAGCTCCGCTGTTCATCGCCGGCACCACCGCCGGCAACCGCAGAGGGAAGGGAGACATACTCACGCGCACCGCCATTGTCCTCGACTCCGACCATTGGGCCGACCAGGCCACCACTCTGGACGACTACCTGGACCTGTACCCGCATCCGACCTTCGTGTGGGACACGGCCTCGTCCACTCCTGCGGATAGGCGGAGGCGGGTACTCATCCCCCTCTCAAGGCCATGCACCCCAGACGAGTATCGGGTCACCGCCCGGAAAGCTATCGCCCTACTCGGAGGCCCGTCGTCGTGGGACCCGTCCACAGTGCAGCCGGCCAGGCTCATGTACCTGCCCGTGTCCTCCGACGGGACCCCCGTCCCGCACCGCATGCGCGCACAGGGCAAGCTGCTAGACCCCGAGCCCGCACCCCACACGGAAACTGTGCAACGCCAACGCGTCGGCTTCGATGACCTGCCCGGAGGCAACATTGGCAGGTTCTGCCGCAACACCGACATGCACACCGCTGTCGACACCTTCCGCCTCCCCTACGACGAGACGGACTCACCCTACCGGTGGCGGTACCGAGGGTCGCACAGCATGCCAGGTATGATCTCCACAGACGGAGGCTGGCACTGGTACTCGCACCACACCACGGACCCCGCGTGTTGCGGACACTACCTCAACATGTTTGATACAGTCCGCATACACCGCTACACCAACCGACAGGCGGGAGGCACGCCAGAGACCTACGAAGACAAACTCCGGTCCACGAGGGTCGCTATCGCGGACCTCCTGAGCAACCACCCAGAACTTTTCACAGAGAGGAATGACTAACATGGGACTTTTTGACGATGCAAACATGGAGGCGCTCGAGCCGAGGCCGCGCTTCGATAGGGCCGACTTCGAGCCCGGCGAGTACCCGATTGAGGTGAATGCCGCCGAATGGCGCGTCAGCCGAACCGGCAACGAAATGCTCGTCACCACCTGGGAGATCAAGGGCGACAGCGAGGCCGCCGGCCAGGTCTTTTCCGACTTCACTGTCCTGTCATACCGTGACCGGACTACCGGCCGGCAGAAGCCGCACTGGAACATCCCCCGCTACTTCGAGGGAGCCGGCGTCTGGCCGGAGACGACCGCCGAGCGTAACGCCCTCGTCGAGCCCGCTAATTTCCCCACCACCAAAGCCCGCGTCGTAGAAGGCCTGGTCGGCAAGACTGCCACCGGGTACATCGACAAGTCCCCCTACGAGGGCGACGACGGCGAGACCCGGTACAGGCTGGAGCTCAAGAGGTTCCGGTTCGAGACGCCCGGAGTAATGTCAGCCGCAAGCGACATCACCTTCTGAGGCGAATCTCACAGACACACCCCCTCGGCTCACAAGGCCGAGGGGGTGTACCCTTACCTCGTAAGAACGAAGCCGCCAGCCTCACCCGACCAGGAAACGGAGGAGCCCGCATGACCGTAGCCGAGGACATCAGAACGGGAGACCTGTTCAAGCCACGCCTCAAGTGGACGTTCGGCAGCATCTTTGACGGCACCGAGCTGCACCTCGACGTCGAAACCTACTCATCCGTCGACCTATCCAAAGCCACCGTGTACAAGTACTGTGAGGTCGAAGATTGGCAGATCCTCATCTGCTCCTGGGCCATCGGTCAAGGCGAAGTGCATGTCGCCTACGGGCACGACCAGATCCGGGAAATCCCCGGGCTGTTCGACCCGAATGTGCTCAAAATAGCCCACAACAGCGACTTCGAACGGGTCAACTTCAGCCGGCTCAAAGGCCTGCCCGTCGGCCAGTACATCGACCCGGCCGAGTACGTCGACACGATGGCCCTCGCCTCCTGCTGGGGCCTCCCCCGCTCGCTGAAAGGATTCACCCGGGCGCTCGGCGGTGAGCAGAAAGACCAAGCCGGGGGTCGGCTCATCAACCTATTCTCCAGGCCCAACCGTCAGGGCGGCAGGACCCTGCCCGAAGAGAAGCCCGCCGACTGGCAGGCGTATGTCGACTACAACAAGCAGGACGTCGTGTCCATGCGCGACGCCGTCTACCGCCTCCACCGCGGGTTCCCCACCGAGCGGGAACGCATCTGCAATATTGAGCACGGGCGCATCGTCGACTACGGCATGCGCATGGACGTTCCCCTCGCACGCCTCGGCAAGCTGTGCTTCGAGGCCAACAAGACAACGGACCTGGGGCGGCTCAAAGAGCTGACCGGCCTGGCGAACCCCAACTCCGGCCCGCAGATGAAAAGCTGGCTCGCCAGCCAGGGCATCACCACAGACTCGCTGGACAAGGAGCACATCGCTAAGCTTCTCGACCAGGAGAACCTCCCAGCGGCTGTCCGCGAGGCGTTGGAGATCAAGACTCGCGTGTCTGCCGCTGCGGCTTCGAAATTCGACGTCGCTATCAAAGCCACTAACCGAGACGGCCGACTTCGGGGGACCCTTAACTACGGGAAGGCCAACACCATGAGATGGGCAGGGGTCACCTTCTCCCCGCAGAACATGCCCCGGGCGCACTTCAGCAACGACAATGAGCAGAAGGCGGCCATCACCAAGCTGCAGGGGCGCATCCGCATCCCGACAGCGGACCTGAACAAACTGATCCGGCCGCTCATTATCGGGCCGCTCACGGTAGCCGACTATTCCGCGATCGAAGCGCGCCTCACCTCCTGGGTCGCCGGCGAGGAAGGCCCTATCAGAACGTTCGAGGAGGGCGGCGACATCTACGTGGCTACCGCGGAAGCGATGGGCGGCGAAGCTGCCGGCATGACCCGTCAGAAAGGAAAAACCACCGTCCTCGCCTGCGGGTACGGGGGAGGCGCAGGCGCCATGCTCCGAATGGGGGGCGCCACGCTCTTCCCCAAAGGCACACCCGAAGACGCCATGCGCCCCGAACTCCAGGCGCTCGTCAACAAGTGGCGAGAAACGCACCCGTGCACCGTCCAGCTCTGGGACACACTCATGCAATGCTTCACCTATGGCGGCAGTTGGCGGTCCCCGCTCATGCCTAATGCGGAGATCACCTACGAGATCGACAAGCGCACGGGCACACGGTACGTGTGGCTGCCCTCGGGGAGGCCTATCGTCTACCGGGACTGCAAGTACGAGACCGTCCGCACCAGGTACAGGTCACGTCGGGCGTGGACATGCCTCTCCGTCGACTCAAGAGGCGGACGCGACATCGTATCGCCCATGAAAGTCGTCGAGAACGTGGTTCAGGCACTCGGCCGTGACCTCCTCGCGCATGCCATCCACAACGTCGTCGAGGCCGGCATACCCATCGTCACCCACGTCCACGACGAAATCGTCGCTGAGGGCGTTGACGAGGGCAGCGTCGACAGGCTGGTGTCGCTCATGTGCGACGCCCCAGGCTGGGCGGAAGGCTTGCCCCTCGCAGCCGCCGGGTACACCGCAGACCGTTACAGAAAGGACTGACATGCCGCGGAGGACAAGGAAGAAGAAGAGTCGGGGCGACCCCGTCACCTACGTCGATGACCACAGCATCTGGGGCATGCGCTACGACAGATGGCGGGTCGATGCCCCCGTCCGCGGCTACTACGCGGCCAACAAACGGGTTATGTACTCGTACCTGCACGTCACCTGTGACGGCTGCGGTAAGGCGGTGTGGGCCAGCTACGCCAACCTGCACAAAGGCCACCGACCCCGCTGCAACTGCGGCACCCTCACCAAACGGGACAAGCAGATCCTCGCGATCCTGCCCCGCTGCCGCGACCAACAAGCCCGGCTCCGGCCGTCGGGAGCGTGGGGGTTCCCCACGGCCCGGGCAGCAGCCGAATGGTACGTCGACCACCTGGGCCTCCCAGACCCGGACTCCGGGGTAGCGTTCGCCATCCGTCGCGTCGACCCGAGCGGCAAGTTCGAGCCTTTCAACCTTCGTGTCGACCGGGTGACCACCACGGAGGTAGCCCCTAGGAGAGCGAAGAGGCCGCCCGCTCACGCGGACCACCACGACATCATTGCCTACATGAAAGGGCTCGCGGTGTAGCCCTCATCCGACTGGCGCCTCTGGTCCGGACTTCCGTCACGGCCGCATGCCGTTAATCGCCCGGCGGTCCGGCATATTCTTGATGCGCGGACCCGCAGCGTCTCACAGTCCGACCACCTCCGACATCTCGGCGCCCGAGAGGGTCGGACCTTTCCCGGTAATTCCAACACCCAACACTCATGTGACCGGACTCACGGCCGGACAGCCTTGACGCCCCTCCCACACGACGGAAGCATCACCTACGTCCGATCAGTCAACCGATCAGAAAGGAAACGGACATGAACACCGACACCACCTCCCCCCTGCGGACCGCCCAGCTGGACGCCGCCCCCCGCACCGACGCGGCCGGCAACGCCCTCACCCGGTTCACCCTCACCCTCGGCGACCAGGAGGTCTTCCAGGATGTCGACCAGTGGGGCCTCCCCTACGACGGCTCCCCCAACAGCGACCTCTACGACGACCTCTGCGCCTGGCTGACCACCATGGGCCGCCTCGACACGGACGCCCTCAACGCCCTCTGACCAGCCCAAACAGTTAGCCGGGCGGCTTGGCTCTTGCAGCCGGGCCGCCCGGCCGGAAAGGAGCCACCACCATGAAAGTCGCCATCCAGAAAGTCATGAACGTGCTCGACCCGGTCAGGGCGCACGACACGGACGCCGGCCTCGACCTGCACGTCCCCGAAGGGCAGGGCCGCCTCGTCCGCCCGGGCGCCGTCCACACGATCGACCTCGGCGTCAGAGTCGCCATCCCCGACGGCTACTACGGGCAGCTGACGCTCCGCTCCTCCGCCGGCGGGAAAGGCCTCACCACACCCAACGGAGTCGGCATCATCGACTCCGGGTACCGCGGCAACGTCAAGCTCCTCGTCGCCGCGCTCACCGAGCCGGTCCTCATCGCCGCCGGGGAGCGGATCTGCCAGCTGATCATCCTGCCGCTGCCCGCCGTCAGCTGGGAGCTGGGGGTAGTGGACGACGACACCGACCGCGGCGACGGCGGATTCGGGTCCACGGGCACCGGTAGCGAACGCATCACCGAGCATCTCCTCCCCTGCGAGAGGCAGATCATGGAGTGCCTTGTCCGCTCTGTGAGCGGGTCCGGGGAGGCTGCAGAGGAAGATTTCCGCGAGGCGGCCCAGCACGTGCGTCGCATCGCATTCGACGGGGAGGGAGGCTACGATCCGGGCACTGCCGACGTTGCTGTCGGCCATATCCTCGGCGTTATCGCCGCGCTCGCCCCTAGCGGCCCGGGCCCCTGGCAGAACGTTTTCGACGCCGCTGTCCGCCTCTCCGACGAGTGGGAAGGAATCGAAAATACCGTCATGAATGACGAGGAGACGAACATGAACGACCAGGTCAACCTCACCGTCGGGGAGCTGCTGCGCGAATTGCAGGAAATCGCCTTCCGGCACGGCAACGACACCCCCGTCGTGCTCCCCACCACGGCGGACGCCGACTACGAGCATGCCACGGCCCCGATCGTCATGCACGCCAAGCGGGAGGCCATGCCCGACGACTGGGACCTGTTCCACGTCGACCCCACCGGCGAGACCGTGGCGGTGATCTCATGAACGACAGCCCCGTCTCACCAGCCCACTACTCACGACTCACCCCGGAGCCCATCGAAATCTCCGGCGGCATGCCATTCGAGCTCGGCAACGTATGGAAATACCTGTGCCGCGCAGGTCACAAGGCGGGCCAACCGGAAGCCTTAGACCTCGCCAAAGCCGAATGGTACCTCGATAGGTACGCGGACACGGCCGGCGTCTATGCCGCCTCGCGGGGGCTGCAGCGCATGCTGCGTCTTTTCGAAGCGGCGAACCCGTCCCCGGCTGAAAGGGTCCTAGAGATCCGAACCCGCGTCCGTCAACTTGCAAACCACGCCGATGAAAGGAGCAGACAGTGACACAGAAGTACGATGATGCTGCCGCGCAGATCGCCGAGGCCCATTACCATCTGAAAAATGCTATTCTGGCGTTGCGACACGAATACGAGGACACTGCTGACCGCAGCATGGTCGCGGACCTGCAGCAAGTGCGGGCCCTCGCCGACAAGATCAAGGCCGTCCACGCGGAGATGAGGAGATACCACCAATGACTAAGTATGTTGTCCGCCCCGAGTGCGTGCGCACTCTCAAAACTGGCGACCTCGTTCGTCACGTGTCCGACGTAGATGACGAGAAGCAGATCAACATGACCTTCCAGTACTGTGAGTACGTGGGCGACCGGTTCAAAAAACCGTACGCAGCGCACTGGCTTTTTCCCCACCACAACGTGCATTTCATCACCTACCACAACAAGAACGACGTCGTCGACTACGTAGAGGAAGTGATCGAGAATGAGTGACATTCAGTACCCGCCTCCGCCGCCGGAGGAACCGATTAAAGACGACCTCGGGGGGATATACACGTTCATTAACCCTGACACCGGGGAAACCACCACTAACCTCACCGCCTCCGAAGTGTTTGAACTCGAGGAGAAGTGGCGGGCCGACTACGAGGCCGCCGTCCAGGCGAAGATAGAGGCGGACAACGCCGCCTTCGTGCCCGAGCCGTACGAAGAGGACGAAGGGGTGTGGTGACCCGCCATGCGCGTGTACGCTATTGACGCCGGCGTGTCTACCGGGTACGTGTGCGCCGAACTCCCCAACGAGGGGCAAGGCACGTGGGGTAACGAGACGATCCTCGGACTCGGCCAGTTCAAAGCGGAGTCCTACAAGGCCACGGCCCGTCGCCTACTCGACCAGTACACCGGCTGGCAGCCGGACGTCGTTGTAGTTGAGCAGTTCGATCTGCGCCCGCAGAACAAGTTCGTAGCCGACCTGACACCCGTCAAGGTGAACGCTATCCTGGACTTCTACCTGCCGCGCATTAACTGGCAGACGCCGGCCCAGGCGAAGTCTGTCATCACCGACCGGCATTTGCAGGCGCTCGGGTTCTGGCCGACGGGTAAGGAGGTGGGCGAGCCGGACGCGGACGACGTGCGCGACTCCGCCCGGCACCTGTACTACTACCTGATCAAAACATTGCGGAACTACGACGTAGCCGCTAGAATGGTGCCACGCCCCAAACCAGCAGAAAGCTAAGAACAGAAGGAGACCCCATGAGGAAGATTACCGTGTACACGAAGCCTAACTGCGTGCAGTGCACCGCGACCAAGCGGTGGATGGACCGCCGCCAGGTCCCCTACGAGGAGACAGCCGTCGACGAGTCACCGGCTATCCTCGAGGAGGCCAAGCAGGCTGGCATCAGCCAGGCGCCGATCGTCCGCCTGTCCGACCAGAACGAGCAGACGCTGGCCATGTGGGGCGGGTTCAACCCGGCCCTGTTGAACAAGTACACGCAGTAGCGCGTACGGCTGTGTAAACGGGAGGGGCCCCCGCAGTTAGCAGGGGCCCTTCTTGTTTACGCGGTCAGCGAGCAGCTTCGACAGCCTGTCGATTTCCCCTTGCCTGGCCTTAGCCTGACACTCCCAGTAGTCAGCGGCTTCCTTATACATGCTGACCAGCTCTACGAACTCCGTCCGCGTGGACGCTTGCAAGGCGATCTCCTGCTCTCGGATACCGTGTCGTCGGTCAGCCATCGTCTTGACGAAAGTCCCGATACCCCCTACAACTGCAACGAGAAGGGTTATGAGCGACGTCGCCGTAGCGATGATAGGCGACATGCTCACTCCAGGGGTACAGGTTCACGCTTCCGCATTTCGCGGGCCGCTCTAATTATATTGTGCAGGACATTCCATCGCACGCCACAAAACAACAGAAGCGCAGCTAGAATGCTCGTGTGCGGGAGGGGTGCGCGTACCGCGACCGCCAGCACGGCCACCGAACCGAGGAACCCCATCAGGAACGGAAGCGCCACATACTCTGACTGCGACGACCGCGTAGATACCGCTACGCACCCGGCCATAGCCGCCAACGCGGCGCCAAGGTGCAGGCACAGATAGTACCAGTCCTCTGCGTGGGAGAAGTCAATAAACGCATGCGGGACTATCATCTGCGACAGAGCGAACAAGCAGATCGACAAGTACAAGGCGGAGCGCAGAGCAATGTCCAGGGTGCGCTGCCACGGCGGCCTGGTCAGATACGGGTCCATAGTCAGGGTCCTAGCGGTGTGCGGGAGCTTATATGCAAGTGCTACCTGCCATTATACACGGCAGCCCCTCCCCTACCCGGCAGAAAGGAGAAAAGAACCAGGCAGGGGAGGGGCACCTACCAACCACAGCTGCGGGTCAGAAAGGAGGAAACACCCCCGCAGCCGCGACCAAGTTTACCATACTCAGTTCAGCAGCGTGTCCAACATGGGCGCAACATAGTTGGCCTCCTCAGTGATGTGCGCAGTAACAGTGTAGTTGGGCCACACTTCCACCACGCTGCCGTTCGATGTCCCGTCCGATTTAGGCAGGGCGAACGCCCGTCTCTCAGGCACACCATACTGCTTCGGCAGGTCCACAAGACGACGCTCACCCTTAGGCAGCTTACCCAGAGACCTCCACACGTCACCGGACTTGCGGAGGAAAATCTGCCGCCCAACAATACGGTACTCGAACCCGGTCGTCAGCTGGCCCTTCATGATTTTCTGCCAGCCGGTGTCAACCTGCTCTTCGAGCTTGCTGACACGCCCGTCCAGGTCGGTGACCTTGTTCTCTGTGGTGAGCATGTGGCGGGTCCACGCGATCGTGAGGGGCAGCATCCACTCGCCCGGCGGGTTCTGGTACGGGTTCACGTCCGGGTTCCACTGGCCGCCGGCCCCGGTCACCAGCTTCCCGTCAGTCACATACAGGTGCATCACGTTGCACTGCGACACCTTGGACATAACCTGCGAGTAGTTGCCTTCGGTGACGTCGTGGATGGCATACCAGAACCGTGACGCCGGCTCGGCCTTCATCGCGTCCGTCTCAATCGGCGAACCCGCGGGCGGGTTCAGGAAATTCGTCGCAGAGTTCTCGAACACCATGAACGTGTCGACGTCCAACGCGAGCATGCCCGCACCGATGTTCGCACCCGGGTTGCCAACGATAGCGAAGCGGGGCCCGTACAGGGCGCGGATCTTGTCCACCAGAGTCTTATACCATGCGATTCTCGGAGCCTGGGCACCCCAACCGTTCACCATCTCGTCCAGGAACACGCCCTGGAACAGTTCGCCGTAATGCTTCTTGCAGTAGGCGAGCTGCCCGAGGATCTGGTCGTGCGTGTACTTGTCCGGGTTCGGCACGCCCTGCCGGGCGGGGTCGGTATTCGGCAGTGACGCGACACCGTACTGGGTTTTCACATACCAGAGCACCCGCTTCACGCCGGCGTTCGACGCGCGCTGCGCCTGCTCCTGGAAATCGTGGTCAAACGTGGCCCAGTCGCCGCTGTTGCGGTTCATGATCACGTACCCGGTAGATGTCGCGTACTGGAGGGTCGCAGCCCACTTCGACGCCTTGTTGGCCTCGCCCTCATTGTAATAGTCCGGCCAGAAGTAGGAGACAGGGGAGTAGAACCGCCGGCCCACGATGAACGGGGAGGTTGCCTCCGCCACTTCCTTACGGGCACGGCCGACAATAGCGTCAACGCCGGCCTTCGTATACCCCTCAGCGATAGTAGCCATGTTTCAGCCCTCCACCTTCCAAGTAAGCCCGTCAGCGGACACGGTCATAACCTGCCCGGAACCGCCTGCCGGTGCAGGAGACGGGGCAGGCGTAGACGACGAAGCAGCCACAGCGACACCGCCGCGCATCGGCACCGGCAGCGCGGCCACGGCGTCACGCCACGCCGCAGCAGCCTTCGGCTGCCCAGCAGGGCGCACGTCGTAACCGTTGTACTGGCCAATATTCCACAGACCGATACCATCCACGGAGGAGAACTTCACCGCGGCCGCAAGCTTCGTGAACTCCAGGGCGCGAAGCGAGTCCGAATTGAAGTCCTCGGCGGCGAAACCAATCTCCTCCAGAACACAAGGCTTGCAGTTCCGGTGAGCCCACGCCGCCGTAGCGAACATACGCGCCGTCGTCTCCACGTGATGCTGGTCACCGTACCCGTGAATCGTCAGAATGTCAATCTCCGGCATCTCAGCGATCTTGTCGATCTGCAGGCCGCCGTCAGCGCCCTTGCCATCATCGGACAGGTGGTTGAAGCCGCCAGCGGCGATCGGCCCATCATAGCCGAGATCACGCACGACGCGGGTCAGCGTCTGGTACGCTTTCCGCAACTGAGCGCCGGACTTGGCCTGCTGCACTGGGTTGTCATCACCGTACTCGGCGAGGGGTTCACCCCACAGGCCGACGTAGGCGACCTCAGGGGCCTGCGCGTACGTGCGACCAGACCCATCAGGGAACGGCTGGCTCAACGCGATCTCAACGTATGGCTTAAGCTCACGCTCAGACAGAAAATACGGGTTGATACCTTCCTTGACGAGCAGGTTACGGATCCAAGACAAGTCGACGACCACGTCCATGCCCGCGGACAGGGCCGCCTTAACCTTACGGTCCTGCTCGCCCAGCTTATCCCCGGCGTTAAAGAACGCGGCAGCGCTGGACTCCTCGAACAGGTTCGTAAGCCGGATCGTGTTAATCCTCAGCGCGAGGGCGTCGTTCAGCCACCTGTCGGCGTCCGGCGAGCCATAGGCGGACGCTTCCACCATCCCTCTAGCTACCTTCTTCGCTTTAAGTGTGCGCCACCGGTGCGGCGATATTGAGGCGCCCATACGCCATGTACCCCCAGGTAAAATACCGAATAAAAGGACAGGAGGTTGAACAACAGTGTTCAACCTCCTGCTCCTATTGTATCAGTCAGTGGCACCCAGTGAGTACACGCGGAAACGCGTGCCCGGGAACGCCTGCCCAGCGTAATGCCAGTACGGGTCCTTGCCGTACCCGCCGGCCGTCAGGAACGCGGCCGTGTGCGAACCAGCACCAACCTCCTGACGCCACTCCAGATGGTGGGTCATGAACGTCCGGTTATACTGCACCTCCGACTTCCAGATCACAGAGTCGTCGAGCAGGAACCCGAAGAAGTAGCTGCCGACAGCGGCGTCCTTAGCCGCTTCAGAAGCGAAATCGGAGTGGACGATGCTGACGCACACGTCGAGGGTGAACGACACCAGGCATCGACCGTACAGGGTGAAGCTGTTCTTACCCCACACATGGGCGGACGTGTCCGACGTCGGCCTACCCCGGCCGTCAGTCTTGTCCCAGTGGTCAACAAGCAGACCAGAGTAGCCGGTGGTCGGGCGAAGGTTGTACTTGCCCCCAGACTGGGTGCCGTCAGCAGTGTACAGGACACCTCCGATCAGGAACACAGCCGGCCGACCCGCTGACACGACACCCGCAGGCGCCTGAGCCAGCCTGGCCCTAGCCTCCTCCTCAGACGCGACACGGATAAACGTGCCAACAGAGTCAGAGAACGTGGGCCACGCGCCCAGCAGGGCGTCACCGGCCTGCGGGACAACCGCCCCATCCCAACGTGTAGTAGACATAAGCTTACTCGTCCTCCTCGGGGATCATGCTCCACCAATCATAGCAGCCATAGCACGGAAATTCGTGTACTTGACATACACATGGTAGTCCGCTTGCGGGTTAGTGCCGAAACCTTCACTGATACGAAGGGCGATCTTCTCACCAGCCACACAATACTTCAACGCGACAGGGTTGAGACGGATAGCGTCACCCTCGTGGTCGGGGACAGACGTGCCCGCCCCGCCGACAGCCTCCTCGGCGCCGAATGGCGGCTGCATAACCCAGAAAAGCGAACCAGAAGGCCACACCCTGTTCGACGCGAAAGCGCGGCAGATTGCCTGAAACATATAAATGCCCGGAACCTGAATGAAAAATGCGTACTCGTTGTCCAACCACCTCAGGTTACGCTGCGCGCGCCGGTCCACGATAATACCGCCCGGCGTGTGCCCCCAGTCGCCGCGCTTCGTGTTCGCATACCCCCAGCAACTACCCTCGAAATGGACTTCACAGAATGGTGGGTTGAACACGTCGGACCACCGCGGCGTCCGGGCAACGCCCCCAGAGGGGGTGAAGTCCAGCACGGACCCGCGAAGCGTTGTCGTCCCCTCCGGGTTACTGATCTCCATCTGCGGCTCACCGTTCACCCGCTTAATCTCCAGGGTAGCATCAGCCTGCGGCTTCTCAAGCTTCCCGTACTCGCGGATGTAGTAGATCCCGAACCACTGTTTCCACCAGGGGTATACGGCAAGGGCGCAGCCGTCCACCTGACGCGACCGGCCGGAACCGAGACCAATACGGATAATCGTCGGGCCTTTAGGCACCGGGTAGGGCTCATCGATAATGTCGCCCGACCGGGTGACCGCCCAAATACGGATCAGCGAAGGGTTCTGCGCCTGCAGCTTAATCTCCGCGTAGCAGTCGTAGTATTCTTCTTGCCTCCGCAAGGGAAGCTTCTCAAGGTAGAAGTAGGCGGCCCCGTCGTATTTGACGGGCGCGCCGGTTGGCAACCCCCCAACGCCCTTGCTGCCGACCTTGGTGAGCGGCCAACCGAATTGGTTTGCATGCATTTTGTACTCGGATATGTCAGCGTCGCGCTGCTCGATCGGTGACTGTCTGGCACCATCCTTAGACAGCAGCGACAGGGTACCACCGCTGACGGACACACCTTCCAGTCGGTTACCGGTCAGCGTGCCGACCACAGCCGAGCCTTTAATTGTGGCGTTGCCGGCAGTGAGCATTTCTGTGGTGACACTACCGAAGGCCGCGATTTTCGCCCACAACTCCTTCGAGGCTACCACCTTGTCCGATGTCACACTGCCGGGGGCGAGCTCGGTGACACCCGTCGCCGGATACAGGTCCATCTCCGCAATGTCGATACCTGACTCCGGGTTAGTGAGGATCATGCCAATGGCGAGGGACGTCTGGTCGGTGGGGACGTACACTTGCCGTTTCATCTCGTGCCAGCCGGTGTCCGTGTCACCGTCCGCGCGCACCAGTTCGGACAGCAGCAGCCACTCCGCGCTGCCCCAAGTCTTCGGCTGGTCCCTACCGGCGATAGGCTGCGGCGCGTCCCGGTCCTCGCCGGTCACGCCCTCAGCGGGAGCGTCCTTGCCCGCGCCGCCAGCGTTGTCCCCAGTACCGTCGCCGCCATCGTCCGGGGACACTGGCGGGGCAGGCCGCTGGTAGGTGATGCACCACTGCACGGACTTGGAGTGCGCCGCATCAGCGGGCCAACGGTAGCGGATACGGGCCACCCACTGCGACCCGGCGCCCACGGCAAGACCACCGGGGGCGCAGTCGTTCGCGACCATGATGTTGAAGGCTGAGCCCCGGTGGCGGCGCATGCGCAGGTAGGAAGGACCGCCCGTGATCGACGGGTCAGTCTTCTCATTATACTTCGCGAAAGCGAGACCGTATTGTTCCGACGTGTTACCGCCTGTGGCCTGGTACCAGGCTTTAGGCTCAGTGAACAGCGGGTCGGACACGATGTTACGCGGGTCGAGGACCACCTTGTGTGCGGTCACCCTGTTGAGGAACGCGTTGTCGCCGACCAGCACTTTGGACACCATTTCGGCGACCTTCTGCGGGTCGACGCCCCCGGCCTCAGCGGCCGCCTTAGCGGCAGCGCGGGCGGTGATAGCCGCCTCCTGCGCCTGCAACGCCTTAGCAGCAGCATCGTCCGCGGACCGCTTAACCTCCGCGGCCTTCTCAAACGCCTCGTCAGCGTTGTCCATGGCTTTCTGAAGCTGCTGCCCGACAGGTCCGAGCCGCTCCACCTGCGTCGTCGTGTCAGACGGCTCCGACAAGGCGTCGCTGATACCGAGCAGCTGCCCCGAGTCAGACATTTGCACCATGACCCGGGCACCAACGAACGTGGCGATCCCCTGAGTCTGGCCGGCCACATAATGCGTCGGCGACTCGTACGGGATACCGACACGAACCCAGCCGGCCGGCAGAGTAGGCTCTGTTTTCGGAGTCGACACGACACGGCCGTATGACCACACGGAGTTCAGCTGCTTCGGATCCTCAACACGTCGGTCGGCGAGCGCCCGCTCCAAGGAAACGTCAGACGCGCCCACGGGCCCGAAATCGCCGTGGTCTGGCGTCAGAAACTCGGACATAGAATAGCGGCCTCCCTGTGCGATTAACGCGGTCTGGTCGCTATTCTACCATCAGCCCCACCTACGAAGTTCCCGACCATCCATAGTCATCGTCGAACCGCCGTTGGACAGGTCCATCGAGTAGGAAGTGACTGACATGACAACCCAAACGCCTGGTTCTGGTTCGAACCGGACAATGTCGCCAATCTCGATCCGCGGGTCGAAAGCGATGGTGACCGTCCACTTCGGGGAGCGGGCCCGCGAGTAGGCCTGGTCCCAGTCGCCCCACATGTTCAGGAAACCGCGGTCGTCCGTGGTCTGCTTGTTCCGGATGTTCGTGACCTTACCATACGCCCAATCGTAGGGGGCCTGGTTGTAGTCACGCAGCACCGTGTACCTGTGGTGGAAGGACTTCTTGTCCTTGTCCCAGATGATTTCGTTTCGGAACCGTGAGTTGTCCTCCACCCAGATCGGTATGTCCTGGTCGCCGGATTTAAGCGTTCGCGGAGCGATACCGTCCTGCTGCTTGGCCCGCGGGTCGACCCATTTGGCAGTCTTGTCGTGCTTCGTTGACTTGTCCTCGATCTCGACACGCTCACCTTCGGCGGTCACATAGTACCGGTTAGCGAGACGACCGCCAGGGGTGAGCGTGCGCACTGCGGACACGAGCATGCCGCCGGATTGCGAGTACGTGACGCTCGTGGGGTTGTCCCATCTGGCACGCGGGTACATGTCGATCACACCGTCGTAGTCCATGGTGAGGTCGCACCCGATCGAATCGGCCACCTGGATGACTGACGCGAGGCGATCGGTGGGCAATTGCATGTTCGCGTTGATCAGCCGGGTCGCCCAGTTCTTGTTCACGCGGACAGGCCAGCCGGTGATCTCCATGCGCCGCAGAAAGTTGAACGCGGTCTCGCCAGGCCAGGGCGAATGCGCCCAAGGCAGGGGGTTCTCCTCGAAGTTGAGAAGCATGTCTCGCGCCTCGACAGCGGTGTTCTCGGGGTCGCCGACGGAGTCAATGATACGGAAGCCACCCATGGGAACTTCCCACCGGTTACCGTTGAAGTCAGTGATGATCACGTACGGCCACAGTGTTTGCCCGTAGCATGACAGCGCGTCGTAGTAGCCTTTCGGCGCCCACTCCCTGGGGGCGTTCAACGTCAGCTTGGCGGGTGCTTTCGGTGAACTGTCGGCTTTGGCGAGCTCGGACCAGTCCAGCTTAACGTTCCAGCATGGCACGTCCGCGATCTTATGGTGGCCACGCCACGATTCGACACGCAGATCCCACCGGGTAGTTCCGGACAGGACGTCAAGGTCAGGTCCGGGCCTCATGACGGCATCCCTGCGATCAGCCGGCACAGCGCATTGTAGGTGCGGGTCTCCGGGGACGAACCCTCAGCCGTCTCGGAGGCGGTCTGGTCCCACATGGACAGGCCGGCGAAACGGAACCTAGGCTGGCTGCAAGTAATGGCAGGGAGCCCGAACTTCTTGTCCTCGGGAAGCCAGAACGTGGACGACAGCAGACGCCAGTCACCCTGCGTGGAAGTGAACCTGCTAGTCACAACGATCGGAGTGTAGGCGCCGTCAAGCGCGTCAGACACATAGGCTATAACGGACACGTTGAAAGACAGCAGAGGCCTGTCAGCGAGCACGTCCTCCCGGGCAGGCGCAACCCACGCTTCCACACCGTACGTGTGACCGCCGATAAGCTGCACGGCCTGGCTGGTAGGCGGAGTAACCTCGCCACCTACCTGGATACGCCGTACCTCACGCTTCACCGGCACGTCGATGGCGTCGTCAGCGCGGGCCTGCAGACCCTGAAGCTTGGAACGGCCCTCACCCCACACGGTCACCCGGCTGCCGTTGATCTTACCTTCGCGGACGCCCCGCTCGTAGTTCTCCCACTCGCCCCATGTGACACACGGGGCGTAGGTTTCGGCGGTGCGACGCATCTTCTCAAGCTCTACAGGGTCCTTGAGAACGCAGGACAGCGACCACTCACGTGTGCCGGACAGCGTGGACGATGTGCGCGTGCACTGCGCGGACTTCACCATCACCAGCCGGACCGGGTCGATCTCACAGTCCGGGCTGGTGCACCTGTCCTGGTCATGCAGGATAACAACGTAGCCGCCGCCTTCAATAAGGCTGCGCGCAACCTCGTATGACTTACGGCCCTTAGTGCGGAACTCGATAGTGATCTCGACGGGGGCGGGCCTGGCCGCCCAACGGTCCAGCACCCCGGACGTCGTATCCAACGAGGTGACACGCGGGTCGAATTTCTGATCGTCGTCACCGAACAGGTCGATCAGCACGCCAGTACGGCCGGTCACGTCCATGAGCAGGTCACCGCCAGGGGACGGCCTCGTCAACGCAACACTACCAGACAGGCCCCACTGCGTGTACCGCGTGGGCACGCCAATAGCGGCCAGCGGGTCCAGAACGGCGTCACCCTGCGGGCGGTTGATCAGCAGACGCCGGCCACCATACTGGTCGAACGCGTACACCGGCCGCTGCCGACCATTCTCCAACTTCTCACCGTACGGGCGGATAGCCGGAATTGACAAGTGCGAGGCCACCCAATACTTAGCGAGACGAGAGAAAGCTCCAGTGGACTCGGTCACACCAGTCTGGTCGTTGTCGCCCTGTAGAGGGCGAAGCCGGTCCCAGGTCCGTCTGTTCACTAGCGGCATTTCTCATCTCCTCGTGAGGCGGTCGTAGGTAAGTATACGCCCATCGGCAACATTCCGGAGATGCCCATCAAACGAGTTACGACCATCAGTGGAAAGCTCCACGCGCATGCCGGACAAGGCCTTACGAAGCTGCTTCGCGTCCAACCCGGCGTTAGCAGACGGCTGAGCCGGGATGACAGCAGACTCCAGGGCACCGCCAGACGCGAACCCCTTAGCTGACAGCAGCCGCTTCACCACGCCAGCCTTCATAAGACGACGCAACTCGTAGATCGCGTTCTGGCCGCCAGCGGCACGCACCTCAGCGGCAGTGATGACATGCTCGCCTCGAGACAGCCAAGACAGGATCGAGTCGGACGTTTCCGTGCCCGGGCCGTACACGGCGCCATGGAAGCCAACCTCGTGGCCGGCCGCGTGGCGCTCCACCTCACCGCCAGTAGCATACATGAGCGACCTCGGGCCACCACGCACGCCACCACCAGTGGACTCGTTCGAAACGGTGTTCACCGTGATCGTGATGGTCTTGTCCTTCAACTGGTCACGGTGGTACTGAATTGTACGAATAGTTCCGGACGCCTGGTCATTACCGGAAATCGTCACCGTACCGGTAGTTTGGTCGACCTCGGCCTTAACGGTGTCCTTCTCCCACCGCGCCTTGGCCGGGTCACCAAGAATCGAAATCGTACCATCACTGTTGTCCACGACGCCGACAGTGCGGTTCAGCACGTCCATTGATTGAGCGTTGTCCGCGTTAATATCAATGTACCCGGTCGTCCCGTCGATCGTGTCCGCGGTCTCCTGCAGCGAGTACTGGGCCTTGTGCGGGTCACCGCCGATCGTCACATAACCGGTCGTCCCATCGATCTCCTCGACCAGCTGCGACGCGTCGTACTTCGCGGGCGCCGTGTTAGCCTCAACGTCGGTCGTGACTTTCTCCGGGATGAGGCCGTATTTGTCGGCGAGAGCGGCCGCCTCCTCACCGGTCATACCCATCGCCTCAGCGGCAGCGATGAACTGCTGCCGGGCAGTCTCCATCTGGCCGCGCATCTCCTCCTGCGACGAGCCAGCCTTACCCATGTCGTCGACCAGTTTCAGCGCGGACGACGCCAGATCATTCAACGCCTTCTGGTTCTTCCGCCCGGCCTCCGTGGTAATATCCAGGTTCTGCCCGTGGTCCTTAGCGGACTGAGCGGCGTCAGCCACCGCCTGCTGGTAGCCGATCGCCGAGTTCGACGCGCCGATAATGACGTCGGAGAACTTCTTGATAGCGTCGGTGACCTCGTTGATCGACGGCGCCGCGCCTTTGGATGATTCGTCCGCCTGCTTAATCGCATCAGAGAGTGTACCCGTAGCAGGCGTGGCCTGACGGGCGGACGCATCGATCTGACCGAGAGCGATCTTCAGCAGTGTGGAGTCATCGGCGGACAGCTTAGCCTGGTTTGCCATCGCGACCAGGTGGGCCTTAAACTCAGGCATCGAGTTAATAAGGTCCATCATCGCTGGCTCAGTACCGTCGGTAAGCTCCCTGGACAGCTGCTTGAACCCACGGGTCATGTCACCAGTGTTCATCTTCGCCAGAGCCTCACCGGCGTGAGTCAGGTCATCCTTGAATTTCTGCAAGTCAGACCTGGAGTCAGCCCCTGCGAGAGCGGCGATGCTGTCGCCGAAGGATGCCACGTGCTGCTGGATAGAGGACCACGTGGACGGGCGCGCAACGTCGGCGAGAGCGTGCTGGTACTCCTGCAGGGAGAACGTACCCGCCTCAAAAGTGGCCCCATTAATGATAGCGGCGCCAGACTGGAACCGGTTCGTCATCTCCTCAACGGAAGCCCCCGTTTCCTTCATCCGGGACCCGATCTCTGCCAAACCGGCAATAAGCCCCGCAACAGAAATCATGCGGAAAGCTTTACCCGCGAACGTCGCCTGAGTCGCCAGCTGTTTCAGCGTCAAGCCGGCGTTCTGCGCAGCCGTATGAATCGTACGCATAGCGTCGATCGACTCAAGAATCTTCGGCGCGAACAGGAAGAAGCCGCCGGCCGCAGTCAGGGCAGCGCCGCCAATGAGGGAGAACGCCTCAACAGCCCCCAAAGCCTTCGGAGACAGCTGACCCAGCCAGTCAACGACACTCTCAAGCGTCTGAACGATTTTACGGAACGGACCCTGTGAGGCGGAGCCCATGTTAATCATGAGCGTCTCCCAGGAGCCGCCCAGCTTCTCCAGGTCGCCCTTCAAGTTATTCTGCTTCAGGCGCGCAGTCTCGGCTGCATAGCCGGCATCGTTAACCTGGTCGGTCCAGCTTTTAATGCCGGAAGCACCCTGGTTGTACAGGACGTTCGCGGCGCGGATAGCGTCCGACCCGAAGATCGTCGTCATAGCCTGGTCACGCTGCGCCTGGGTCAAGCCATGCATGCCCATCCACAGCTGGTGGGCAGTAGCGGTCAGGCCGATAAACTTACCGTTGGCATCGTAAACGTTAAGCCCGACCTCCTCCATGGCGTTGGCGGCTTTCTTGGACGGGTTCTGCAACCGCTGCAGCATCGTCTTGAAGGAAGTACCCGCGTCCTGGCCGATCAGACCAGCCGACGCGAATGCAGCCAGCGTACCAGTAGTTTCCTCAATAGACACGCCCATCTGCGCGGCGACCAGGCCAGACTGTTTGAACGCGTACGCCATGTCATGGACTGACCCCTGCGCTTTACCCGCACCGGCGGCCAGCAGGTCCGCGACGTGCGGAATGTCCCGCCCAATCAGATGGAACTGGGTCATGGCCGTAGCAGCGGTCTCTGCAGCCTCGCCGACGCTAAGCTCACCGGCAGCCGCCAAGTCCAGCGCACCCGACAGGCCGCCGCCAAGAATGTCCTGGGTGGAAACACCCGCCTTAGCGAGCTCCTCAATACCCTTGGCAGCCTCCGTCGCGGAGAACGCGGTGTCAGCACCTGCTTTGATAGCGGCGGCACGCAGCTTCTCCATCTCATCCGTCGGCGCGTGCGTAGCAGCCTGAACAGACGACATAGCCTGGTCGAAATCAGCGGCGACCCGGACGGCGTTCAGACCGATGGCACCGACAGCAGCACCGGCGGCGATAAGAGACGTCCCAACGGTCGTCCACGCCTGGCTGTTATTCCTGGCAGAGTCCGCCATGGTAGCCATGGCGCCTTTCTGCCGCTCCGCAGAATCCGCCGCCGCCTGACCAACCTTGGCAATGTCGTCGGTGGCCTTGCCGGTGGCATCCCCCATGCTCTTCGCGGACTCGGAAACCTTCTTCGTCGAAGCTGCCGCCGAGTCCATCGACGACTTGAAGCCCTCGGCGTCCGCAGTAAGCTTCACGGATATCGAGCGGTCGGCCATATCTCCTCAATCCCAATGCAAGCTATTCCACGGACGGGAGGCTATAGGTGAACCGCCCTACCGCTTATTCTACGGCAGGGCGGTTACCATAAGCCCCGACTACCCCTCGTCGACGGACGCGTCAACAACCATGAGCAGCTCCCCGTCCCTCGGAGGATGATACAGGTTGCCTTTCTCGTCTCTCTCGGCGTGCTCCTTCTCCCACTGATCCCGGGCAGCTTTCGCGTAACAGACGACAGTCTTCGGCTCAAACCAGCCGTCCATCGTGTCGTCCCACGCCTTACCTATTGGGTACCCGCAACCGCAAGGGCAGAGCATGGACTCGTACTCGGAGTAGGCTACAGCGAGCTCCCGATCCCGCTGCCGCCAGTCAGAGTACCCGAGGATGAGCCCGACCGGTGGCTGACCCCACTGCTGGGCTGTCTTGCACCTGGCCCTTAGCCACTCACCCTGGCGGGTTGTTAGGACCTGCGCGAGAAAGACGACGGAACCCCCGGGGCGATGTCGTCAACAGTGTTAACCGTGCGAGCCAGCTTCTCGATCTGCTGAGGGGCGGCCTCGTACATCACCTTCAGCTGTTCCACAGTGACACCCTTGGGGGAAACAATGTGAGCTGCCAGAAGAGCCAGGTTCTGCTCGACAGTGACGTCCTTCGGGTCCTCAATGCCCGCAGCCTTGGCGGCGTTACGGCGAGCCTCCTGCGTGAGCGCCTGCACGGTGAACTCGACACCGGAGGCGGCAAGGTCATCAGCTATCTTCTTAGCCTGCTCGACAAGCTCGTCGCGGCCCTCGTCGCCAAGCGGCTGGTTTGAGATACGCTCAGAGATGAAGTCAAGCTCGGCGAGAAGGTCAGACCGGGAGTAGATGGTGCAGCCCTTCCGGGTCGGCTGGAAACCGGCAACCCAGGCGGCAAGGTCGAAGTCCTCCGGCGAACCGAGGTCATTAATGGTGGGGTTCTCTTCAGACATTGGTCGGTAGTCCTCTCAGCAGGCCCTCACGTTTCGTTTCTGACTGGCTGTCACCCGACCGGCCGGGGAGGACCAGAAGCCGACCGGCCGGGTGACACGTCAGAGTATATCAGGCGCCAGCGGTATAGCTGAACCCGTCGGAAGCGCCCTTACTGTTAGTAACGATTACGTTACCGGTCTGGACGCCAGTCGGGAGGACCGCGTCGATCGTCCTGTCTGTCTTAACCGTGTAGGAAGCGGCATCCGTGGTCCTACCGCCGGCAGTGAACGTCACACGGCGGACCTTCTTGAAGTTCTCGCCCGTGATTGTAACCGTGTCGCCGGCCTTCTTAGACGCAGGCAGAATCGACAGAATCTTCGGTCGGCCGTCAGGGTCGCCCTCACCGACGGTGATCTCGTTCTCCAGGGCATCAGAAATGAACAGCGAAATCGTGCGCTTCGTGTACGTGGTCCTGTCGTCCGGCTTCTGCGGCTGACCAGGAGCAACATGGTACCAGTCAACATTGTCACCAGCAACGAAAGGCAGCTCAGGCTTCTTACCCTCACGCTCATACAGGTCGAACTCGGTGCCAGTCTGACGCAGCAGGTTCCAGGCGTCGTTGTCACTGGTGGTGGCAACCTGGCCCTTGTCGTCGAAGAACCAATACACGCTGACCTGGCCCTCGTACTCGGCGGGCCCGGGGACGGTCCCCTTACCAGCGGCGCCGAGAACAGGCTCCTCAACACTGGTGCTGCCCTTCGAACCGAGCTTATAGTCCGACTTCATAACATACATCTCAAGGCGAAGCCCCGCGTTAAGTTCGTCAGCAGTCGGATTTTTACGGTCAACCGCGACCCTGTCGCCGGCAAGAGCGACAAGCGAAATACGGCCGTCGCCGAGAGTACGGATAGACGTTCCAGCCATTATCCTCTAAATCCTTCCCCGGCGACGTACGCCGGAAACTAGTACGTACGTACGGTAGCTATTGTACAGCGCCTACCGGACCATATTATCGTGAGTGCACATCGTCCACATGTCAACCGCGTAAGCCGGATGGCCACCACCTGTCAGGTTCACCTGGTCGTCCGTGAACAGACCAGACGAGTAACCGAGCCTCAGCGGCTCCGCCGCACGGCCCTTCACCTCCGGGACAGCCCCGTCAAGCAAAGCGCGCACATCGTCGATCACATACAGCAGCGTGTCCGCCGAGTCCGCCACGACCGTGACCGGCTGAAAGTATTTCAGTTCGTCACCGTATGGGCCGAGCGTGTCGGTCTTCGGCGTACCGGGAGGCATCTTCACCAGCACGTACGGCATCTTCGGGGTAGACTCCCGCACGTCGCCGACATGGGTACGCCAGCCGGCATCCACAAGAATCTTCCTGACAGCGTACACGTGGTCGCGGATACTGATCATGAGCTGAGGTCCCCCACAATATCACGGATGACGTCCTCGAAGATCCTCTCCGCGTCATCCTCTTTAATGATTTCCGCCGGGTGCGGCATGCCGCCACCACCCCGGCTAGTACCGAAAATCGCAACGTTCGCCAGCGCGCCCTTAGGCTTCTCAGGACCGAACTCAGCCTCCACCGACGCGCCATGCACCTTCGTGTCATATGTGAACTGCGCCCCCACGTACTGGAAACCCTTGTTCGGGTGCCCCCTGTACGCGTCGCGCGCCTTCTGTTTCCCGTCGTCCAGAATACCCTGAACGCCGGCTTTGATAGCGGCACCCGCAGTATGCCGTGACACGGAATGCAAGTCGGCGACGAGCGCCTCGACCTGAGTAACGTCGACCTGCATTAGTCCGTCACCGCGTCCACAAGCACCCGCATGGCCGTCGCATGCGTCATGCTAATAAGCCCACGGATACGGAACGGGTACCGCCACCCCGTCACTGTTACCACGTCATTCACTTTCGCGTCGAACGCGCGCCATGGGAAATGACACTCCGTGGTCTGAATCTCGTAGGTGTGGCCGCCGTCCGTCGGCGCAACACCGTACGACGTCTGCTGACGCAGACGGCACTTGCCCGTGTACACGCGCTCCACCTTCGGCTTCGACTCGTGCGCCTTCGGATCATACTCCGACTCGCCGGTCGGCCGGTCGACCACGCATTCCTCGGTCATCAACCAGTTCGCCCGGCGCCTACGATGACGGACAGCAGCCACAACAAAAACCTACAATCCTACTATTACGGACGCGGGTCCGTGCCGTTAATGTACTGAACCCACGTGTCGTCAACGAACCCGGACGTGGCCGGAGGCCAAACCTCCCGGCCCGTCTGAAGGATACCAATGCCCCGCGTCGACGTAACCGCGTACTCCTCAAGAGACCGCTTCTCCGTCGCCGTCAGGTACAGGCCATCCTCCGGGACAGGGCGGCCGCCACCCATCCAATCGTCCAGGCGTTCGTAGTTCCACGACTCCGGGTTCGTGTACGCCCTTGACGCGCAAGACAGAACAATCTGCTGCACCCCATCGGGCACATTAGCGGCAGTCCACGGATTCCTGAGACGGTTAGCGGTCTCAAGGACAAGCGTGGACGCACGCCGCAACAACCATGTCGCCCTCTGCACGTCAGCCTCCTCACTGATAGGCTCACCGAGCCACTCAGCAAGGAGGCTGACCGGGGCGAGGGGATCACTCGCCATTATACAGGGACCCCGCTATATCAGGCCAGGCCGAAGGAAGTCGCACGGGCCTCGTCCATGACAGCAGCACCGAAGAAAGCATCGATGACGCTGCGGTCCTCGGTGTAGTTCGGGTCGTAGTCGCAGATGTGACGGATAGAGAAGCCGTCCTGAGCGACCGAAGCGCCATAGGTGGCACCCTGCGGGACGTCAGCAGCGCGAAGAGCAAGGGTGAAAGCATCGCGCTGGTAGGCGACACCAAAGTCCTCAGGCAAGTTAACATCCTCAACGACGGTGAAACCGTGCAGACGAGTAATAATCGCCTCGTGGAGAAGGTCACCCTGGTCCGCGGTGAAGGAAACGTTCAGCAGGTCCTTGTTGCGGTGCAGGATCTCAGAGATACCAGCGCCGACCGCGATGTAGCGGTCCGAGGCAGGAACCTTGTTAACGTTCAGAACACGAGCAACGCGGGACAGGACAGCGAAAACATTGCTGCCGTCGCCCTTGATCTTAAGGGCCTTAGGGTCAGTGTAAACAACACCCGCAGCCTTCGGGTTATCAGCCTGGGAGGCCTTAACCGTCTTCATAACGTCAGCGAGCTTAGCCGGAACGATGTCGACGACAGCCTCAGCCTGGGGCCGGACGACCTCCTTCTCGAAGTCCTGCAGCGTCCACGTAGCCCAGTCGCTGGGAAGACGAGCGGCCGAGTAGATCTGCGTGTCAAGAGCAACGGGGCAGTACTGACGGGAAAGGTCACCATAGGTGATCGCCGTACGAGCCTCACGCTGCGACTTCGACAGCTCGTTCGCCGTCGCCTTAACCGGAAGCGGAACGGAAACGGTGGTACCGAAACCGGCCTCATAAGCAGCCTCAGCGTCACGGTTCACAGTACGGGGCAGGACGGAAAGGAAGCGAAGAGCCGCAACGGTGGACTCCGCAACCTTCTGCGCCGGGGTAACAAAGTTAGCCATCTTATCTAATCCTTAGAGAATCGATTCGTAGTACCGGCGCCTCAGCGACGGAACATCCGGGCCCCGATAGCGTCCATAGTATCAGAGTCGGTATTGGACTTACGGGAACGAGCGGGGATGCGGCCGTTACGGTCCAGAGGAGTCTCCTCCTCGGCGTCATCCGCGTCATCCTCAACGTCGTCGGCGGGGTGAGCGGCCTTGAACGCGTTGATCGCGTCGACCAGCGCCTTCGCGTCCTTCTTAATCTCAGCCTCAGTCGTACCCTGCAGACGGGTAGCAAGCTCCGCGGGCAGACCGAGCTCAAAGCCGACCTGAGCAACCGCAAGCTTACGCTCAGCCTCAGCGGCGCGAGCCTCAGCCTCCGCAAGACGCTGCTCGATCGACTCACCCTCATCCGCGGGAGCAACATCGGCGGGGGCGTCCTTAGCCGGGGCGGCCGGGGCATCAGCGGCGCCGGAGCCGACGGCGCCAGTGGCGACCTTCTTCTCATCCTCAGGGGCAACCTCAGCAGCCGGGGCAGGCTCAGCGGTCTTGTTCACCGACGGGGCAGCCTTACCCTCAGTCTTCTCAACGCTAGCCTCAGTCTTCGGGTCCGCGGTAGGGTTCTCCTCCGGCTTGTCCTCCGCTGCGGCAGCGGCAGGCGTAGCATCCTGCACGGCAGGCTTAGCGGCGTTAGCGGACTCTGACGGCTTGTCATCGACAGCGGCAGCGGCGGGCGCCGGGACGTCCTCCGCGTCAACAGTCTTCTTGCGAGTGGTGTCAGCCACGGCGTCTCCTAAAAAGCAATACTCGGAAAGGCGTTTCTCAAGCCTCCCCACACATTATACACACCCTCACTTCGAGAAAACCCCGTCCGTGAACAAACCCGGCTCCAAACGACGCATATGCCACACAACGCTACCCTCACCCGACCTGGGCACACGTGACCTACCCTCGTGAGCCTCCGCATACGCGCGCTCATACACCTCGTTAAACTCGCGCTCGTCGTCAGACGCCGAACCCCTCAACCACTGCTTCGGCGTCTCATTCGACAGCTCGAACGTACAATCACAATGCGGGTGCGCGCGGAACGTCACAGTATCCTCCGTATACACAGGACCCCGCGCCGCCAGCATACAACAGAACGCGCAGGTCTTCCCGACCGTCACACGACGAGCCCGCAAATGGTTGCCCTGCGCCGTACGCAGAACCCATTTACCAGACCGGCTCTTCGTCAAATACTGCACTTCCTCCGCCGCAGATCGGCGGGCACGCGCCACAGCCTCCTCACGAGGCACACCCCGGCCAATCAAAGACTTAGCCTTTATCGGCCCCGATATAACCAAAGACCTTAAGTCATCCGCGGTCGACGGGGCCGGCGCGATCACACCATTAGGCAGATCCAAACCCTCACGCTGCGCATACCGGCGCACATACCCGCGCGACAGCACATCCCCGGCATCCTGGCCGCGCCGCAGAACCTCATGCGTAGCAGACACAAACCGACCCGCCGACCCATCAATATCATCCGGGTCCAACACGGACGCAGCAGCGTACGCCTGCCGACCAACATGACGCGACAGCGCCGCCAGCCCCTGCTGATACGACGCCGTCAACGCTTTACCGCCCCATGTCAGGGCCATACCGGTTACTCCTCGCCGCCATCGTCAAGCTCAACCTTCGCCGGATTGTCCGACCCGCCCCGCTGAGCCTCGTGCTCGTTCAGAGCCTTAGCGTACGCCTCCAGCTCAGACGGGTGCTGCTCCGCCCACCGACGCCACTCCTCAGCCTCAGCCGGCGACACACCAGGAATACGACCCCACAGCAGCTCAGACGGGACGCCAAGCGACTGCGACAGCTTACCCAACGCATCCGCAGCCTGCGACAGCGACCGGGCCTCAGTGTCACGCCAGTCCAAACGCAAACCATAATCCGACGCCGCCTCATAATCGCCATTAAGCATAGCCGCCAAACGCAGCAGCGACGCATGCGACCGACCGAAAGCCGTCTGCAAAGCCTGAATATGCGTACGCTCAGCACTCTTGGCCTCAGCCAAAGCGTCCGCGCTCAGGTTCACCAGCTGCGACCCCGACAGCGCCCACGAGGGCACCGACGCCAACGCAGCCAGCGTAGACAAGTCATACCGTTCAGCCTCGAGCACCGACTGCATAGACGTCTCCGGCAGCGACCCAAACGCGACCCCATCACCGCCAGTCAGCACGGACCCGTGCTCCAGCAGCGCCTTCTGACGGTTCGCCTCCTCTAGACTACCCGGGTCATCCAAACCCGTCGCAGTCTTCACACGCCAACTGTTATTATGCTGAATAAGAAGCCTGTCATACACAGTCTTCACATGCCTGCGCGCAGGAATCCGCAGACGATCCACCAACGACTCACACCGCCCAGACAAATCCATGTACGGGGCGTAACGAACAACCGGGCAAACACCCGCATCATGCGTCGCAACCACCTCAGTCGTCTCCGGATCCACGTACGCGCGCGCATCCACGTACAACCAAGGCTCCCCATCCTCATCCAACAGGGCCGCAACCTCAGGCCACTCAGCAGACGGGTCAACACCCCAATCACACGCCACACGAGACAACGGCATCGGCGCAAGGCGGAACCCACGCGGCGACGGCAACGCAACCACATACGCCTCACCATCAATCAGCGCCTCACGATACAAAGCCGTCTGACGGGTCGACATACCAGCCTGATCCCAAGGCGCCCACAAAGCAGACAGATCCCGGTCATCCTCCTGACCCTCCGCCGTCACAGCAGACGTCGCATGCGACACGCCGTCACAGATAAGCTGACGAGCCAAAGTATCCACCAGCAGACCAAGAGTCGGCCCCAGCGATAGCGCCTTCAAACGCCGCTTCTGCCGGTCCGGAGACCCGCCATCAATCTGCGCCAGAAGCGGAGTAAAACCATTAGTCGTCGACCCGGGCAGAAGATCCTCACGCCGCTGCACACACCGCGACCTGTCCATCTCATGCTCAGACACCAGACGACGCCACGGAGCATCACCATAATCCGTAGACGTGATCATCACCATACTTTACCCCGCCCTCTGCGCGCCGTCCGGTTCAGGTACATCTCCCTCATCATACGCGACCCAACCATGCATACCGCCAAATCGATCTTCTTCTTCGACTCCCGATGCTCCTTACGAATGCTAAGCCCCCACTTCGTAGGAGCACGCCTCGCATGCAACACATGCATCCGCAACCGCGCATCACCATCATGCAACAAAGCACCCTGCAACACATCAGACGTCACACGCTGCACAGCATGCACAAACAACTTCGTGTGCGACGGATCAGCCATATCCCACTTCACAGAATGCGCAGGCGACGCCTTCAACCGCAGCCTACGCCCCAAATCACGATGCCACCCATCCACAACAGCATCCCAGAACTGCTCCATACTCTCATCATCCATCGTATGAGACGGGTCAGCCCACAAACCAACAACACGATACTGAGCAACCACCTCACGCACACGCGCATCAACCTGCTCACGAGGCGCAACCCAACCCTTCCCCCGGGCACCAGGCGGACGCTGCCACAAACCCAAAGTAAACACGGCACCATCAGTCACACGGCAACCAACAAGCGCCGTCGCATCATCAGACTTACCACCATCAAAGAACACGCACAACTCGTCAGCAGGATCCAACGCCGGCAACTCCGGGTCACAACAAGAATCCCACTCCTGCCGGCTAAGCCACGAGTCCTCCGCCGCAACAGTCTGGTTATACCACTTACGGCGCGACTCAGACGGCGGCGTCGACGGATCCACAACATCCTGAATAATACGCTCCGGAGTCAACCACGTCGCATCGCCGCGCACAGCACGAATAACCTCAGGCGCCGCCTCAACAGACAACGGCGCATCCGGAGGAGCCTCCAACGAATCATACATCAACCCAAAATTCGCATGCCTCCCATCCTGAGCAGCCTCCCAACCCTCACGAGTCTGCAACCCAACCGACTCAACACCCTCACGAGCCGCGTTACACAAATGCAAAACACGCGCCTGCCTAGACACCGGCGACTTCGCAGCATCACCACGCACAACACCCATCATCGCCAAGCCACTATTAGAAGCAGTCCAGTTCTGCGTCTCGTTGCACACCGTCAACGTAGCACGAGACCCCTCAGCCGCCTCCGGATTCGACGTAATAGCAGCAACAAACCCCGGCTGACCATCCGTACGACGAACACCAACATCACCAATACGGATATTCAACCGCTTACGATCCTCAGGCGGACACACAGCCTTCAACGCACCCATCGTGTTCCGCGTCTGCTGCTGCGAAACCGCCAACAAACGCACCCACGGATCCGCCTCAGCCACGCCAACAATCCGCCCACCAACCATACGCGGCACAGACGGACCCAACAAAGCAACCAACGTCACAACAGCAGCCAACGGATCCTTACCCCAACCCTTACACCGCTGCAACACAACAGTCGAATTCAAAAACACACCATTCTCATCCGTAGCGTAATACCACAGAAGAAAACGCAACTGCTCCTTCGTAAAAGTCCAAGCCCCACCACCAGGCCCAACAAGATTCTGAGACGCCCACGCAACAGCATCCCAACCAATCGTGAACTCAGGCAACAACCAGCCACCAGACGACGACTTCGCCCACGTCGGCCCAACAGCAGACGGCGGAAACGGGCCACCCTCACCCGGCACAACCGCCTCACCACTCAAACGCTCCCGGTACCAGGCCTTAATCTCCTCCCGCTCCTCAGCCTCCGCAGCCTCAACCGACGACCCAGCAGCCGGACCAGCCTCACGCGTCCTTGCCATGAGACGCAGCCCACCTGGTACGCGCAGCCTTCACAGCCTTATTATGACGCCGCTCAGCCCGAGCAGCCTCCTCCTCATCCGACTCCGGAATATTCAACGACTTCAAAATATTCGTCAAAGCAAGCCTGTGCTGACGCACCGCATCAAAAATCGGATTCGGCCGCAACTGACCACGCGAACCCTCAATCAAAACATCCGACCGGTCAGCCTCATACTGCAACCGATCCACCAACGCCAACTGCACGCACGCATCCTGCAAAATACGCAACTCATCCGTACGCAACTCCCAACGCACCACCACACGACGCCAAAACGCCTCAGCAGCCTCACCAGCCTTCACCACCTCAACAGGCGGCTCCGGAATACGGTCAGAAAGCACGTCAGCCACAACAAAAACCTCCAGTGATCGGGCAGCAAGCACAGTATACCACCGACAAAAACAAGGGGCCCCGCCCCCACCAACAGGCAAGGACAGGGCCCCAACCAGGACAAGATCACGCCTCGTGACGACCCTTATCCCGCTCAACACCACCAGGCGTCACCAGACCAGCCCAATCAATAACACTAACACCATTGACCTTCACAGCCTTCAGCACATTAAACGCGCCAAGCACCAAACCAGCCACAGACAGAACCTGAGTAGTCACAGCAGACGCAGTCGCAGGATACGCCCCAACAAACCACGTACCAACAGCAATCACCACGACAGCAACCAACGTAATCACACGACGACGAGCCGACGTCCACCACGGCTTATCCAAAGCAGCCTGCACAAACGGCCAAACCAACGCAACAACAGCAGTCAGCGTAGCCGACTGAGCCGCAGAAAGAGACATAACAAAACCTACCCTACAAACTTACCCTTTGTCGGAACCACCGAACAGATCATCCCACGGCATACCACACTCAGCGCCCTCACACCGGCCAACCCAATAAGCGCCCAACACCAGACCCGCCACAGCGAACAGCACAACCACGAAACAACCCGCCCAGCCGAAAAGAAACTCAAACCTGCTCAGCAGACTTCTCAGCAGCACCAGCCGGCTTCAGCGCATCAACCTTAGCCTCGATCTCACTAATATGACCATCAATCTGCTTCAGCCAACCAACAAGCGGACCATCAAAACGACGACCAGCAATACCAGCACCCGTCTGATCGCTAATCTCAATAAGACGAGCGTTAATCTCAGACAGAAGATCAATACCCTGCGACATACTCAGAAACTCCAATCCATCCGCGGACGCCCCCGGACGCCCATAATCATACCAAGACCTGCACCGGTCACTAAACGGAACACCATACGCGTCATACGCACCATACGCAGACCCGCTGTTATAACGAGACCCCACACGCCGAAGATCCTCATAAGAATCACCCTCAGCATTAATAAGATCCCTAAGAATAGTGCAACCAACCTCGGCAGACGCCTCAGGATCCCACCAAGCACGCCCCGGATCATTAAAGAAATACCCCGGATACGTCACCTGCAACGGCCCCACACCATTCGACGTCGCACCATTCTCAATCAGAGAATAGAAATCACGGAACTTCGCCTCCGTGACCTCACCACCACCACAATAAGCGCCACCAACGTCATGACCGAAAACATTCGCCCCATACTCGCCAGTCTCCATCCACAAAGCCGCCAACGCAGCCCACCACGGACAACCAACACTATCCGCAGCACGCAGAACAGCCTTCTGAACCTCCGACAACACATACCCGGAAGCAGCAGAAGACGACTCAGCCGCCGGCACAGAAGCAGGCACAACCACCGAAGCCGAACCCCCACCAGTCAAAGGCGACCGCACATCACGCCTCCGAAACGCGTGAGTCCAAGAAGCACTCCGCGTATACGGGTGACTGTCGTACTCGACAATACGCACCTCACTACCAGTCTGATCACCCAGATACCCATCAATCGAGCCATCCTCAGCAATCCACGCCTCAGCCAGCAAAGCGCCATCCGACGACTCACCCGAACCACCATTGATGACGATCGCCACATGGCCCCTACCGCCGCTGGCAGCCTCAGACAGCACAATATCACCGGCGTACCAACCACCATCAGGCACATTACCCGACCAACTACCCGAAATATCCGCAAAATTACGCTTCGCGCACTCCTCACGGAACGACCCCGTCCACGTCGACCGAGGAAAATACCCCGCCGTGAACGGCTCACCCCACTCATGATGCGCAGCAATGTTATAACAACCCGCAACAAAAGCGGAACAATCCGCATTCTGCGGCGACTTCAACAGCCACCCATCCCAATCGCAGTTGTCATACCACGTCCACCGATCCGGCTGACTGTACCCGACATCACACTGGGCGATATACCGCGCCTCAGCAGCAGCATACTCAGCAACAGACACCGAAAACCCCCTCAACTAGCACTCGCAGCCCCCCACCACCAATCATACCCGCACACCCAGCTGTACTAACCAACTAACACAGTGGCCGAAACACCACCGAAACACACAACGCCGCCGCCGAACATAGCCGCACCCTATCAAACCCCGGCCAATCAGAGTGACCCCAAGCACGCCCAAGAACGAATGCTAACTCCCCCGGTCTTTGGTGGTGGGGGCGGGGGGAGTCGGGGCCAGGGG